CAGAGGGTAATAGTGTAGATTTAAGTGGCTATACTAACACAGATGACCAGACTATTAATATATCTAGCAATACATTATATATTGAAGATGGAAACTTTGTTGACCTATTGCCATATCTAGATAATACAGACAATCAAGACACTAGTAATATTGATGGGTTGCTCACTTATGTACAGCAGTACGGTGCAGATGGGATCGGTACAGATACGAGTGGCACTTATCACATAAGTATAGACAATGACACAAGCAGCACAAATGAAATCCAAGATACTACTAACATAGTCGGTTTATTAGAATTTGTTCAACAACATGGGGAAGATATTCCATCGTATACTACTGCCACAGACCCTTTTTCTTACCAAATTACATCTACTGCTGGTGTGGAGTTTGGTTCACTATCTGGTGCTGGGTATTTATTCCGAACACCAAGTCTTAACACAACTTTCTCAAGTGGGTTAGCAATAGATGGGACTTATGAAACAACGCCAAGAATTTCAACAATCAACGTCAATGCTTTTGGGGTGAAGTCAGATGGGGATTGGAGTTCAGACTTAGCATTCGGTACAAGTTATGAAGAGGTTCTGTCGGAAAAAGTAAGGATCAAAAGTGATGGTAAAGTGGGATTTATGAAAACTGATCCATCGGCAACTGTAGATATAAATGGAGACTTGCGAGTGTCAGATAGAATTGGGAGCACTCCAATTGAGCAAGCGGCATTTGATGCTAATGGACAACTAGTTGACGGTGAGCAATGGGATTATGTGGTTGGCGGCATAGATTATGCGTTCGATGTAGGGATAGGAGGCACATTGCAATTAGATAACGCAGAACAGATAAGAGTAGGGGATAATTCTGCTCAATTTAATCTAGTAATGTCTAATGGTGCTCCCTATTATGGCTATTCCTTAGAGTATCCATCATCTTATATTGGTGGATGGGCTAGGGTGCTTGGTGGTGTTGTACCAACTGGAGCAGTAGGATTATCCGACTATAAGGTGAGTTACGGAGCAACTGGTAATGGACAAGTAGCAGATAAATTTTTTGTCGACATTACTGGCGATAATTACCTAACCAATGACTTCGTGATTAAGTCGTCTGGTGTTGGCATCGGAACGAACACACCAGCAGCCAAACTAGATGTAGTTGGTGATGTAAGAATATCAGACCGAATCGGAGGCGCAGCAACAAAGTCAGCGGCATTTGATGCTAACGGTCAGTTAGTTGAAGTAGATTTGACTACGGCTGATGGAAAGTTTGTGGATGGTACTGATCCATTAGATGCTGTTTATATGGATGGTGATGTGGGTATAGGCATAAGTTCGCCAGCATACGGAAGTAACCTACACGTAGTAGGGAGTGTATATTTTGACGCTGGGCTAGATAATCTATTTATCAATAGAGCTGGCAATACAACATTTACTGGAAGTAACAACATCGGAATAGGTACAGCCTCTTTTGAAGCATTAACATCGGGGTCTAAAAATTTGGGGTTAGGTTACGAAAGCTTACAGGCATTAACATCTGGGTCGGATAATTTTGCTATGGGGCCAAGATCATTGGAAGAATTAACCATCGGCACTAATAATGTAGCAATAGGATATAGATCAGCGGGCAGTATAGACCCAGCATCAACCCATAATATATCTATGGGTACATTAGCATTAGGCAATGCAAGCGGAGATTATAATACAGGCATAGGTTTCTATAGCGGCTATGGCTCTAGTGGTAGTTCGGTCTCAATTGGGGCATTTGCGGGGTATGTAGGCACAGAAGGTTCTGTCTCAATAGGTCACAACGCAGGAAGAAATAATACATCGGACAACCGATTATATATAGATAATTCAACGACAGCCACTCCATTGATATACGGTGAGTTTGATAATGATATAATAGAAATAAACGGCTCTTTAAAAGTAACAGACCTTACAGGCGGCACAGCCGTAAACGGTGTAGGAGTAGATGCTAACGATCAATTAGTAACAACGTCATTACCTTTTAGCGGCTCATATGATGATTTAACAGATCAACCACTTATACCCAGTATATCATGGAGTACTTTACTTGGTGTAGTTTACGTAGATAACAAATATGTAGGAATAGGACTTAGTGATCCTATTTTTGAACTGCACATGGAAGGCGGTAATGCCTATTTTGATGGCACTACATTTCTAGGCGTAGGAGCAGCACCAGTTAATGGTCAAGTGTGGAGTAAGGTGACAGGAGGTATGGGGTGGGTTGATGCAGCATTAGACGATCAAACACTTACATTAACATCTTCGACCTTGGCTATTAGTGATGGCAATACTATTAATCTGAATGTTGCTTATGGTGGTCTGGAATCCAATTTTCAAACGATATCTACCACATCTGCTACCACAGTGAATTTCAGTAATAAGTGGGGCGAAGAGATAAACACAACAGCATCAACTACTTCGGAGAGAATCACCGTTGACAGTACGGCAATGTATACGGTACTAGTTAGGGGAGACATTACAGGGTACACATTAGATGAAATGTTACAACTGGAGATATGGGTAAATGGTGTACAAGTTGAGCAGCATAAATTTAAAGCGATTGAATCGGTTTTTCCCATTAATTTTACAGATGACATAGAAATCAATGCTGGAGAATACATAGAACTAAAACTCGATAGTGTTACCGATACAGATTATGAATATAACGATTTAAAATTAACAGTAAAACGAGCGTATTAATCAAAAATAACAATAATTTTTTAATCATTAAATAAATAAGATCATGAAAAAAAGTGCATTGAGACATATCTTAACAGCAGTTGGTACAGTACTAACTTTGTTTGGATTGGATAATTTTGTAGATATCTTTAGCTTCGTGAACCAGAACCTAGACTCTATATGGGGAGCAGTACAAACTATAATAGGTTTTGCTTTAACTATTTATGGGTTCATTAAGAATCCAGAGAGGCACGTAATTGACGAACCAATTAAGTAAGTAATATCACCCAGCGGAATATCTGCTGGGTGAATTTTTTTAAGTACATAGAAACTTAGATATGAGGGAAAAAATAAAAAGTAATTGGTTGGCTATATTAGCTACTATTGTGTCTACTGGATTAGTAGGAGAGATATTAGGTGTATGGAACTTATCAATAGAAAGACAGGACTCCTATATAACTAGATATGTAGAATGTAATGAGTTAATAGCTGATCTACAGCATCAGATTTTAGTGCTAGAATTCAAGATCGAGCAAATAAATTGTGATCATTAATTATGAAAATACTAATAGAGATGGACAGTAGAATTTCCGATAATGTATCATGGAATGAAGTGGTGAGGTCACAAACAGCCACGAGGCAAGGTATAGAAAACAAGCCAAACTTCAGGCAGATGGTAGTGATCAAGCATCTAGCTAAAGATTTCTTTCAGCCGCTAAGACTTAATATGGGTGTCCCATTAAAAATTAATAGCTTCTATAGATCGAAGCAATTAAATAAAATGATAGGAGGATCAAAGACATCTGACCATATGGTGACAAGTGATGTGGCCGCTATAGATATAGATGATTCATATTCACAAAAACTAGGAGTTTATAATAGAGATATATTCCTTTATATACTACGGAATATGGATTACTATAAGTTGATATGGGAATATGATGACCATCCGACAGTTAAAGGATTAAGCTCTCCTAGATGGGTTCATGTGTCGTATAGTACCGATCCAATTAAAAACAAACAAAAGACAACTTTATTTACCAACGGAAACGGATACACTCCGTTCAATTTAGATTTAATATGATCCTAAGAAATTACGAAAAGAAAATTACAACCAACCTAGATCAGCTAGAGAAGGAGTCTATTATTATTATGTTATTCAATAAACTAACAGAAGCTACATTCATCTTGTTTCCTAATGGGATATACAAACAGATTAAATGGTATCAATTCAATAGATGGATTGCGCTTGGTAAGTTATTCTATTCTTTAATTAAGGTTATTATGGATAGAAAATAGGGAAACAACCACGTTTCACCTCGTGATCATCTCCCCACATAAAGCTGCCTAATTGGTAGCGTTCCAGAACATCAAAATGCTGCAACGACAGCACCAGCTCAATGAGCCGATATCTTTAGAATGTAATTAATACAATCAACAGTTGTTTTGTCTGCTTTATCTTTTGATGTTGCTAGTTGAGCTTTTAAGAATAGTAGATCTATTTTTGATGGATACTGGTCTAGTAACTGAATAGAGCGTTCGAGGTAGTAGATATTCTTAGTTATTCGATGGAGTTGCTCTGCATTTTTCCAACTTACATTCTTGGCAGATTCTACTATATTCATTCCTAGTTCTTGGATTTCTTTTTTTGTCCGCATCTAGTTAAAATATGTGTGTCAATCGTGCTATTTGCCCATGCTCTTTGTGGTGTATAAATCCTTCTATAGCTTGCGGTGCATGTTGAAAACCTTTTCTATGATGCCAGCTATCCGTGCCACTTGGACTCCTTAAAGTCTCTATGCAAACACTGAATATGTCTTTAGATGTTTTATGATGAACATGATGCCCATAAATATACCTATGCTTACAACCATGCCAAAATTGACTTGCTTCTTCAGCCATTAACCCATGCAGCTTGTCCACTTTAGCACCATCCATATGTGTACTGCCTATTAAGTTTTTTCCATAAACGGTGTATTTTCTATGGCTCATGTCGTTATTAAACTTTACTTGCTTGCAATTGTGGAACCATGAGCTTATGCTATCCAATAACATAAATCCATGTGTAAAGTCATGGTTACTTGGGTTGTATACTACCTCTACATCCGCTACAATTAAAAGCGTTTCTATTATTTGAACAAGCAACTTCTTAGCCATATTGTAGTTATCATACCACATCTGATCTGTGTCTTGACCAGTTCCACTTGTAGTCGTGCTGTGTGCATTATCTACGTGTAGTATGTCATTTCCAGCGATAAAGATAATTTTATCTATTTTATACCCTTTAGATTTATCTAAGATACCATGTAGTCCTTCCTTTACTCTTTTTACTGCGATTTGGCTGTTGTAAGTCTCTCCAGTTTCAAAACTGCTGCATATCTTACCTATGTGAATGTCTGCAGGATCAAAAACTAAGCAATGACTTTCTTTTGATTTAGATCTTTTAAAAGTAGGGTACTTAAAAGCGTATTTTTTAACTTCTTTTATGAATTTATCATGCAGCTCTTTTATATCATTCTCCCCTGCTACGCCCTTTTTTGGTCGTGTTCTTATCCATTGTATACCACTTGTAGTATTGGTACTTATTTGAGTCACTTCAAAATTATCAGGCACATCTATCGGCTCGCTCTGTAGCTTCTCAGTCCTTGAAATGATATTATCATTCTTATCGAACTTTTTAATCATCTCTACGAATCTACGCTCTTTAGGTATAGCTGGCAGACCTAGCTCAATCCGTTGCGATTCATTAAGATAGTATCTAGCGGAGTCTCTACCTTTATCATTCTTTTTTACTTTTAATCCTAGAACCTCTGCTTGTATAGACTTGAGTCTTGTTCTGGTTTTCTTAGCCATTGGTTATTTTTAGTATTTATTGTACATTATACGATGCACTAAGTGTCCATATCGGTATTATTGTCTGATATCTCATTCATTCTCATCTCTACCACATCTGATAATGTCATAGAGATTACATCATCAACCATATAAATATTGTCCATCAAGTACACCTCTGCTCCAGCATCTTTAAATTTCTGCATCATTACCTCTTGCAGCGGAGATGCCTTTTTGCTTTCTCGCTTTACTTCGATTAATATAGTTCTCAAACCACCGAATGCTCTTATGTCTGGCCATCCAGATGGTGCTGGCATTGTCGTCACAAGGAAACCAGCTTTCCTTAATTTTTTGGCTATGATTTTTTGAATAGCTGATTCGCTCATTTATTATATTTCGCTTGATTATAATAAGATTGTGTAAAGTTCTTTTTCTTACTTACGGCTGAATATACATAAGGACCAATTCCTCCATCGCTGAATATCCAATACAATCTGGCTGGCTTTGTTCTGTTCTTGGATTGTATTCTTGCTTTACCTTGAAAATATGATGTGGCAGAAAAATCAATTGAATACATAACTAAGCAATCCGCAGAAGATAAATCTACTCCTTCACGAGCAGAACGAATCTGAGCAATAAAAACAACATCATCATTTTCTCTAAATATATCTTCGTTAGATGTCCAATTAGTAAATTTTTCTTTTAGCAAATCTCCTTCCGCTTGGTATACATATAATATTGCAATCTTATATTCATTGTATCTATCTGATGTATCGCTTTTATTAGGTTTTTGGAATCTGTCATATATATAATTAACCTTATTCTTAGATACAACTGCCACACTACCATCATCCATAATACAAGTTCCTCCGCTAATCTGCGCTTTCTTACTTAGCTTGATTGCGCCATTGGCTGGAATACATAACTCGCCGGCATACGAAGTGAATCCACGTTGATCAATATTAGTAATCATTTCTTTCTGAACTGAGTTCATCGGAACTTGCAAAAATATTTCTTTAATCGGTTGTATGAATCCAGCAGTTTCTTGGCTAACAGATAAAAACAAATGCTTTGTTCTGGCATCTATTTTTGTTTTGTTTGCTCGCTCGTAATTATTTACTTTATAAGCGCCAATTCTTTTCTGGTAGACATAAACATAATCTTTGGCCCATTTGTAGAAATTAGAGTAAGCTATAAAAGGCGAGTGTGAAGATATCCAAAATTGATGGTATAATTGACTATATGATTCCGGTGTAAATGTTCCGGACAAATATATAATAGGAGTATTTTTGCAAATGACTTTGAGCATTTTCGCTCTTTTGCTTGGCTTGGGGAAAGCGGCAATGGAATGACTTTCGTCAACAATCACAATGTCAAACTTTCCAACTACTTTATGTAAAGACGCATAATTCCAAAAAGCGATATCGTAATCTGGTTTTAATAGTTCGTAGTCCTTTTTTATCGACCCTTCTACTATCGCTTTCTTTTTTGATACGAATAAAACTTTTTTAGCGCCGTATTTTTCGGCCAACGCTAACGCGGTTAATGTCTTGCCTGTCCGAACTTCCATTGACAAACAAACAATTTTATTTGTTCGCAATAATTCCAGCCCATCCGATACCGCTTGGCTTTGATACGATCTTAATTCTACCATACTTTTTCGATTTCTGCTAAATGATTTATATCGAATAAAACATCATTAATGTAACTCTCCATCTCAATCACTTGATTATGGAATCTATCAATAATAAAATCATCTCTTAGTATCTTACATATTATAAGTCTATCCTCTGGCCTGTCATAACTAGCGTTATAGCTTGTCAAGTACCAGCTACCTGCACCTGATATAAACATCTGAAACTGCACTTGCGCCATATGTTCATCAACTAACAGTTGAGGATTGCGTAATCTCGCCCAATGAATATCAGAGTTAGCTGACTTCATTTCTAATCCGCTTTTAATGAGGGACGTTTCCTCGTCCATTATGATTCTATCTGGACTGCATCCAATTAACCGATCAACCTCTTTTAATTTCCGACTAAGGAATCCGACCTCTTGTGTTTTGATCCCGGTGCGTTCTTGAAATAGTTCATTGGCTGCCGCTTCAGTCTCATGTCCTCGCTCCATGTCTTGCGAATAGAACTTAAAATCACCATCGCCTGAACGCGGCGCGTATCTTTGTTTTGCTATTTTTTCGGCGTAAGTAATAGCGCCCTTTGCCAAAGTTCCTACTGATCCAACTGCTGATTTTCCGCTTTTTAAAACCGAATGTACTAACAAGCATTTCGCCGGTGAGGCCGTAATTTTTCCTTTCCTTATTTCATCCCATTCTGGGGTATTCTGAGCAATACTAAAATGATAAGTAACAGTATTATCTATTACTCTATCAGCGGTGAGGATCGGTTCGTCTGTTATCATTTCTGATAGGTTTATACTTGTGTTCATAGTTTATTATTATTATTCGCCGTATTGAATGCAGTCTACTTTAACTATAAGTTCATGAGGATATTTTTCTTTTTTTACCCTTACAAATCTATAGTTGTAGCTATTATCTATATTGATAGGTTCAGTTAATCTCATTAAGCGCATTTCAAGTTCGCCATCGAATTTAACAACTATATATTTTAGAAACTTCATGTTTAAATTTTATAAATTAATTAAAAAAATGCCGGTTGACAATCTCACAAGTCAACCGGCTAACCTAAAACTAAAACTATGAATTCTTTGGATACAATTGGCGCACATCCCACGAATCGGATTGGTACGAATTGTTCTTATTCTTTTCTTTTCCGGCAAAAGTAATTTTTAACGGCGTTCCTTGTCTGTAGTTCATTCGCTCAAATAAGCCAACAAGTCTGGCAGAACTATTTGAAACTCTTGAAAGTTCGCCTTTATCTGATTGCTCCCAAAGATGTACAGTTGGCAAAAGTTTTTCCTCTCCAGATTCTAAATCTGATATAGTTTCAACTGTCATTGAATCAAAGAATACTAATTTTGTTTCGCCTTTTTCAACTGGTGACCAATAAGCGGAATTGTCGCTGACTTGGCTAACTTCCAAATCGGCTAAATTTACACCTTTTAAATTTGATGGATTAAAGATTTCTAATCCAGTAACTTCATTTTCTAATAATTTACTCATAGTAATAAGTTTTTTTAAATTAAATAATTAATTGATTTAAAAACGGCGCAGCCATAGAACAAACTGCGCCGGTTATCCTACTTTTAGGATAGACAAGTGTTTTCTTTGCAGATTTTATTGATGTAATCATGAAATAACTGATCTGCTAAATCTTGATCTTGCAATAATTGTTGGAATGTGATTGAACGATAGCTTTGTATGAAATCGCCATCTCGGATATCATCTTCGATCCATTCAAGCCAGCTATTCATTTTGGCGTATTCATAGACATCATTGTAATTAGGCGTTAATACAATAGTCTTATTGTATTGGTTTTCATAAGAGATTATAATCTTATGCTCGTAAGGTGTAAGTCGGAAATTGATGTTCTTGATTTTGTTCATAGTTGAGATTTTAGTTTAATTGTATGTTGCAAATATATAAAATAATTATTATTACATTTGTAAAGTACAAAATGTAACAAACTATTATGGATGTATTTATTATTGATTATGTCGAATATAAGCTATACGAAACTGTGTTGCTCGTATGTTTTAATGAAGATCAAACCGAAACGATTATGGGATTTACTTATCATTACAATTAAACTAATATGAGTATCATTATATTATTATGTCTTTTTCCGCAATTATTACAGATTTTCATCACTTCACAAGGTGAATTACCCATAGATCAAATGAGGACAGCGCTTTGATATATGCTATTGGTCATGGTATTAAAAGAAAAAATGGTATTGGTATCTTGCTGATTTTAGCATAATGTTTTCAGTCAAGAACATCGGTTTTTATGATAATTACAATATTTTTTCAAATAATCGCCAAAAAAATATACAAGCAATTAGTTATTGGCTGTATATTGCATTAAATTAATTAAATATCTCACATTTTAAACTAAAAATTATGAAAACATTAGATTTTATTCAAACGGCTTCTTTTGATAGAAACATCTATAAATATGGTTACAACGACAACACTTGTGCTTGCTGCGGAAAACCATTAGAGAATAAAGATTGTGCAGTTAATACAATAGAAGGACCAAAAGTAGTTGAAGCACACATTACAGAAGAAGATATGGCGGCGATAGGAGAAGCGTCACAAGGTATTTTTTATCTTGGTTCATCATGTATAAAAAATACCCAAAAGCGTTTAGAATGGACATGAGGAACAAATAAAAACCTACAGAGGCACAAAAATAAGTCCTCTTTTTAATCTCACATTTTAAACTAAAAATTATGATTTACACTACAAATACTTCTTTAAAAGAATTTAAATTTTGGGCCGGCGCTAAATCGTTAGCTGATAAATTAACTTATAATCAATTAGAAATATTAGATGTTTTTTTAGAAGAAGAATATAAAGATGGCGGCGGTGGTTATATACCAACTGAAACAGAAATAAATGATTTATTTTGGTTTAACTCAGATTATATTTGTCAATTATTAGGTTTCGATGATGAAGAACATTTTTTAGAATCAATAAATAATAAAAACTAAAACTATGCAAAATCCAAAAATTAAATTTATTGACTTGCTAAAATTACAAATATTTGTAATCCTGGCATTGTGGTGGTTCATCAATATGGGAGCATAAAGAAGTTTATCAATTTTGATAAAAGTATCGAATTTGATAGTGTAGTTTCGTTGAGAGCGGCTGGAGGGTCGAAACTCCGGCTCTCAACTTTTCTAAAAAAATAAAGAATAAGTAATGCCAAGAAGTAAAATAAGTTCAAGAAGAATATCTGCAAAACCAATACCAAAAGATGCTAATAGATATCTTAATCGTTCAATTCATATTCATAAGCTGATTCAAATGTATAATCTAACTTATCAAAAAGCATATAAAAAATATGGCCATCTGATAGATGAAAAAGGAATGGTGGATAGAGATGAATTGAAATTGTAAAATACTTTTTAATCCTATATGTATGCTTTGCGCTGATATATGGAGCGGTGTAGTGAAACCGAATTTAAGACATTACACCGCATTTTTTTAAAAGTTTAAAACTAAATTATGAAAACAAAAACTGGAAGAAAGAACAAAAAACTATCAGAAAGCGATATAGCTTTTATGCTAGAAAACCGAACTACAATGCCGGTCAATCAAATTGCCAAAAAAATAAATAGACCAGGACCAACTGTTAGAGCTTATTTCAAAAGAAATAATCTTGAGATATATACTGTCTTGCATGATGATGATAAACAATATATCGAAGATAATTATTTGTCAAAAACTTATAAAGAAATATCATTTGATCTTAATGTTAAAGTTCATTATGTTCGGAATTATTGTGCTAAAAAGAATTTAAAAAAAATAATTAGGCCAACATACTCAAAGCCGGATAACATTAAACCATTATCATGGGCCGCAAAGATTCATCAAGAAATTAAAAAAGTAGCAATATGATTTTGTTTCTTCAAATACTTTTTGCGATTTTATTTTTTACATTATTTTTTAAAGAGGATTAGACTATGATACAACAAAAACAAGCGCAGCAATTTATTGATAAAAATCTTTCTGTAATTCCTTGCGATTTAAAGAAAAAACCAGCTTTGCCTAGTTGGAAGAAATATCAAAAAGCTAAAATGAGCGAAACGGAAGTAGTTCAATATTTTGGTAAATCGGAAATGATTGGTGTTATCTGCGGGTCAATTAGCGATAACTTAGAAGTGATTGATATTGATGATGCCAGCGTATTTCCGCAATTTTATGATGCCATACTAAATTACTTTGATGGCAATGGTCATATGATTTTAACCATTAAAACAAGAAAAGGATATCATATTTATTTTAGGAATGATTTTGATATGAATAATCCGCCAGATGATATTAGTTGCGGAAATTTAAAGCTAGCGCAAAAGAAGAAAGCCAATAATGTAATTCCGGTTAGGATAGAAACAAGAGGACAAGGCGGTTATGTAATTGCTCCACCATCGCCAAACTATTCTGTAATGTATAACGCAAGCTTAGATAATATTCCTAATTGGTCAAGGTTTGATAGAAAAGCCATATTTGATATTGCTAAAGATTTTAACGAATATCAAGCGCCAAGCGTTAAGAAATCTGAGCCGACATATATACCAAGAACAGACAAAGATTATCGTCTAACATCGTGGACAGATTACAATGCGAAAGATGATTGGATGAACGAATTGGATACGGCTGGTTTTAGCTTTGTATATGAAGATAACCAAAGATCGTATTGGTTGCGCCCTGGGGAAACAGATGCAAAGTATAGCGGAAATTTCCACAAAGAAAAGCGGCTTTTTAAGGTGTTTTCATCATCGACAGTATTTGAGCCAGAACAACCTTATTCTCCATCAGCTTTAAGATGTTTGGTGCGCTATGGTGATACTTCTAAAGACAGTATGACTAGTAATGCGAAAGATTTATATAATGATGGATACGGCGAGCAATGGGATGCCGGAGCGAGTAGTTTAATAGAAAGGATAAAAACTAAATATGCTGAAATTCCAACTGCATCACATGATACTATCATGGACTTAATGGCAATTGATTTATCTGCTTACTCAACAGATTCAACCGATCAGCGACAGATCATTAATGCTGGCAAAGATGCTTTTAAAAAAGAAAAGACAAAGGCAGATAATAAACAATATGATACTATTGAGCAACATATTGAGAAGATTGGATTGGTTACTAATTTAATGACAAATAGGGTTGAAACTAAAGAATTGATACAATTGAAAGAAAGAGATTATGTTTCTATTTATTTAGATATAGTTAAGGACAATCCAAAAATCAGTAAGCAGTTAGTTTATGATTATATAGAATCTGATCGTTTGCCTAGCTATCATCCATTTGAAAAATATTTTGATTCACTAACTGCAATTGAGCCAGTAGGCAAACAGTCAACAATTTACAAATTGTTTGATTCGCTAAATGTAGAGTTTGATAATGAAGATGAAAAGAAACTTTGTTTTGGTCTATTTACAAAATGGCTATTGCAATTTCTTACATCTGGTTATCAAGTATCAGCGGCCGAACTAATGTTGGTATTGACCGGCAAGATGAACAACGGAAAGACTTACTTTTTTAAAAACCTATTGCCTAAATCATTAGATAAATATTTTATAACTATTAAAGATTTTCCTCGCAAGGATGAGGATGCAAAAGCGATGATGTGCGAGAATATTTTAGTATTGCGTGATGATATTACTGGAACTGGCAGCAAGGACAAAGATTGGATTAAGTCAGTATTATCTTCTGAGACATTAACGTTTAGAGCGCCATATCAGCGCAGTACAGACACACACAGACGATATGCGGTACTATGTGCCACAACCAATGATAATAACGTGTTAGGAAGCGATGAGCGTGATAATAGGCGAGTATTTCCGCTTAAAGTAGATGATAGAGACCAGGAAGCATTTGATAAGATACAAGAAAGCGGTATAGATAATTTATGGTCTGAATTAAAGTATATATATGATAACGCTAAAGATAAGACGATGTTGACCAGTACGACCAATGAAGAGATGGAATACCTATCCACAAGAGATGAATTAAAAGAAGTTGATTTGGTTAAGGAGTTTTTGATAGAGAATTTTGAGTCTAGTGAGGATCATGTTAGTGCAACTTATGAGATAAAGGAGTTATTAGGTCTGCACAAATATGAATGTAGTGGTCAATTATTAGGAATAAAACTAAATGAAATAGGATTTGAGAAGGGTAAAAGGAAGAGATTTAAATCTATAACTGGTAATAATGTTCCGGTAAGTTGCTGGAAAATTAAAAGAGTTGATCCAAATCTTACATCTTATCAGACAGATTTTAAAGCAGAACAGACAGATATTAGTGATATTGATGAAGATATGCCATTTTAAGGCTAAAAGTGTACATAGTGTACATACCTTGTACATAGTTGAATCTAAGGTATGTACACCTTGAAACGCCTTGTATATATAGCTATAAGCTAATGTGTACATAGTGTACATACCTTTTCTATATATATTTATATAATAAAGCGTATGTATATATATATATATATACATATACAGTTCTATATACTAATAGAGATTTCAACGTACATCATGTACACTATGTACACATTAAGCGAAAAAGACATTAAATAATAAATAGTTATATTTGTATGCCATCAATGAACAAGCGGTCAAGAAGGACTAAACCAAAGCAAACAAAACGTAAAGCCAACCATGATACAAGCGTATATCATTCGATGGATTGGAGAAAGCATAGTAAACAATATAGATTGGACAATCCTAAATGTGTTGGATGTGGTGGCCAGTCAAGATGTGTAGATCATATTATCCCAGTAAGAATTGGCGGATCATTCTGGGACATCCGCAACCATCAAGCATTGTGCAATGGTTGTCATGCGAAGAAATCCAGCGATGAATCAAGAGATATATACATAACAAGCGTTAAGAACATAGACCAAGAATTAATTCCACATAGGGGGTCGTCTTGGAAATGCAATTAGCGAGAGGCAGTGTAAACGGCTGCATAAACACACACACATTTTTTATCTTTTTTGACTATAGGGGAGCTTAAAACAAAAATTTAATAAATAAAAATTATGAAATACATTGAAAAAAGAAATAAAATAATAAATGATAAGTATACTGAATACATATATGAAGCTTTTGATATTCAAAACAAAAAAGAAACAATTGTAAAAATTCCTATAAATTTTTCTGAATGTAAAACTTTTGATTGGAATATAGGAGTTATATATGGTGGGTCTGGTACTGGGAAAACAACTTTATTGAAAGAATTTGGAAATTTGAATATTGATAAATTTGATGAACAAAAACCATTAATATCTAATTTTGATTGGTTAGAACCAAAAGAAGCTACTTTTTTATTATCTGCTATGGGTTTGGCTTCTGTTCCAACATGGTTAAGACCATTTAATTTATTATCAAACGGAGAACAATATAGAGCTTCATTAGCATATAAAGTAGGAAAAGCAAAAAATGGAGATATAATATTGATAGATGAATTTACATCCGTAGTAGATAGAGATGTCGCTAAAGCTATGTCTAACGCTTTACAAAAATATATTCGGCGAAATAACAAAAAAATAATTCTTGCTTCTTGTCATTTTGACATTATGGAATGGTTGCAACCTGATTGGACTTATTCTCCACTAAAAGGCCGTCTAGAGAAGACGGACTATCTTCGGCAAGGAAAACCAAAAATTGAATTACAGATATTTCGATGTAGATATGAAACTTGGGATATATTCAAGCAACATCACTATCTAACTGAAAATTTAAATAAAGCAGCTAAAAATTTTGTAAGTTTGTATAATGATAAACCAATAGCTTTTATGGCTATTCTTCCTTTTCCTCATGGTAATATAAAAAACGGATATAGGATTTCTAGAGTGGTAGTTTTGCCAGATTTTCAGGGAATGGGTATTGGTTTTAAATTTGTAAATTGGTTTGGTCAAGTTTATAAAAACGACAATAAAACTATTTATATAAAAACATCAAATCCAGCTTTGTGGAAATCATTTGAAAGATCTAATAATTGGTTATTCACATCGGGAACCAACGGAGAAAAAAAAGCAGAAATGATGCAATCGAAAAAAATTGCTTCTACAGGTACATTTAAAACTTCAACAAGAATATCTAAATCTTACAAATTTATTGGTGATAAAAATGAAACAAATACAAATTTAATTACTTTTAATGCTGATGCTTATAAAGAAATTGCTCAAAATCAATTATCAATTTTTTAAAATGAAAAACCACGATCTTGATATTTTATCTAAATATTTTAAAGAAATAAAAAACGGAAATAAAAATTTTGAATTAAGAAAAAATTCTAAAAATTATAAAATTGGAGATTATATTACTTTACATGAAATTAAAAACGAATTTTACACAAATAAAAAAATAAAAGTAAAAATTAAATATATATTAAAAAATTGTGAAAAATATGGTTTACATAAAGATTTTGTAATATTATCTTTTTAAAAATTTAAAAAATGGCATTAAAAAAATTGAAATCAAACAAACCAACCGAAGCGGAATTAATAAAAAGAGCGCAAGAAGATCAAAGAATATATGATCAAATATTAATTAACCTGGAAGGGTCTATTGATCTGCAAAAAGATCAAATATCATTATCACTTTTAGCGCAAGCGATAAACACTGTTAACATATGTAATGAAGCATTAGAAGATGGCCTGACATTTATAGCTGGTAATGATTACAGACAAGCTAGACCAGAGGTGGCGATCCGAAATAAAGCAATAGCGAATATCATTAAACTATCTAGTCTTTTTGGGTTGAGTCCAAAAGATAGAAAGTTACTAGATGCGGCAGCAGCAAAGAATAATGTAATAGATGAAGCTGGTGACGATCTGTAGGTAACGTTGATAATAAACGCAGTTGAACACTAAATTTGATAAAATGAAAGACTTTGAAAATATAACACATAAGCAACAGAAAGAGCGTAAACAATTGCGTTTATTTATTGTTGTACGCCGTTTTGTGTGGTGGGCGTTGGGATACTGCCCCTTGCATGGATGGTTTTTATACCCCAAAAGGTACAGAATGAATACTGCTTATGTAGATGAAGAAAGCAATTATGCAATAGGTTGCAAATACTGCCAACAAGAAAGCTATGAATATTACCAAGAGTTGTGGGATGATTATTGGGGGAGTAGGCTTTAATGGCGTACAACGGTAGGTATATGGTTAGTGCGCCTACAACAAACGATTGAATTAAGCACTCAACTTCATTGGCGCATTAACTATATACAATGTTGTGTGCCGTTAATTGGTTGATTATGAACTTATTTAAGCAAAGAAAAACAAAACTATTTAATGGTACTGAGGTAAAAGAAGGCGATAAGATTGCTTTTATAAACTCAGATGGTGAAAGATGCGAAGGTTTAATACAATGTAGGAAATTTAAGACAACACACAATGATACTGGTGAAAGGCTGAAAAAAGGAACTTTGTTTTTCTGGAATATTGGATTTAATATTTCAGATTACAAGAATGCGTTTATTGTTTAATTGCGCATAACGGTTTGGCTATGCGCCTGTATTTGTATGGCGTATAGGTGTTGTTACCAATAGTACGGATTAAATAGAAATAACTTAATAAATAGAAAAGATGAAAAAAGAACACGAAAAAGTAGAAATGCCACCAATAGGATTGAAACCTAAGTTTGTAAATAGACTTGAAAGGCTACAAGAAGTAAGAGGTGCAATTGTAAGATACTACGATGCAAGTATGAAAATACCTATTGAGTGGATTGAAGAATACAACGAGTTAATTGATAGTACTAAAATTTAGTATTATTGGTAACGGCAGATGATATGTGTCGTACTCGTATGACATCGTATCTACTGTTATCTACAGTATCTATTTTTTAGCTGCGGAGCTTTTTTAAAATTAAAAAAATCAAATTATGGAGGAAAATCAAGACCTATTTGACTATATGGCAGACAATCATAATGTCACCTTATTACAAGGCGATATTGACGAGATTATCAATATAGTAGAAGGTAAATACAAAAAAAAAGAAATTGAAATACTAAAAGATTATACTACATGGCTATGGAAAACTAAAGGTGGTTGGAGATTAGACCATATGTACAAGTTTATAAATGAATATATAGTATATAAATATGTGCTTTAAAAAGAAAGACACAATATGTGTACACCCACATATAAAACATCAGATGAAAGAACCAGATGGTTATAACCAATGGTTCGATTGGGCAGACAAGCAAATTAAAACGGGCAATACACAGGTATTTTGTTATATATGCAGAAGGTTTGTGTGGGTGAATACATATAAGAGGGCGGCAAAATAGATATTGTAGATAACGGCTAAGTATATGAAGCGGTGGCGATTAATAGCTGATAGATTGCCAACACGCTTAAACTAAATAAAACAGCTAAAAGTGGTTAAAAAGACGTACAACGCCACTGATTTATATACAATGTTGTGCGCAGTTTTATTATGTTCGGATTATTTAAAAAGACAAAATTATCAAATGGTAAAGAAGTAAAAGAAGGCGACTTGGTTTACTTCATCAATTCAGATGGTGAGAGGTGCGAAAAACCGATTGAAAAAAGGAAAGTAGAATGTGAGCATCAAGACACAAAAAAGAAACTAAAAAGAGGTACACTATTTTTTTGGAACGCAGGATTTGAGCCTTCTGACTATAAAAGTGCAGATGTTGCTTAAATTGCGCACAACGAAGAGATAAGTTCTGCGATTCTTATCGTTGAATCTTCATCGACTGTTATTTTTTTTTTTAGTATTTTTGTTACATGAAATGGACTAAAAAGGATGTAGAGAAGTTAAAGAATAAAGGGCGCAGAGTAAAAGGAGCGGAAGATCTAGTTGACAATAGACCTGTTGGTTTGGTTAATATACTGAACATACTTGACGAGATGGAAATAGCCTACGTAGAAGAACATAGATTCCACAAGACTAGGCGATGGAGATTTGATGTTGCTATACTGAGTATCAATGTGGCTATAGAGTATGAGGGAATTGTAGGACATAAGAGCCGACACACTTCCATTACAGGCTACAGTAAAGATTGCGAAAAGTACAATAACGCAGCTATACTAGGATGGAAGGTTCTTAGATATACTGCACTGAACTACGAGTATTTAAAGAAAGACTTGGAAAATATATTTAAAGATATCGACTCTTAGCTGAGTCGCTGCTGTCGTTGCATCATTTGATGTTCTGGAGTCGCTACCAAGGCAGGTTATTTGGAGTGGTGGTTATTGAGGTGAAACTTTAATCGCTACTCCATTTCAAAATGTAGTCAGATATGTTTACATTAATTTATGTTTGTTAACTTATGTGATAACGAAAAAGCTAAACACCGTCTGAGGCGGTATAAATAACGAGAATATGACTTTTAAAGAATACATGACTGAGGTAAACGGCATAATGCTATGAACCCACAAAGCGGAGGCTCTTTAGTTACAGGAACGAAACTAAACCAATACAAGGAACTTAATAGAATGTGGTTTGATGATAAGGCTGTTAAAAATACAGAAAGTAAAGCCATAAGTTATAGCATAAAATACATTAAAGGTAAATACAAGACTGTTAAGTGGATTCAAAGTTTTGCAGATGAACGGTGTGGAGGTTTAGGTATTGTTTACCAAGCGGCTAATTTTAGTTATTTTGGTGAGCATACAAGTACTTTCTGGAACTTTGAGGGGAAAACATACCATAATAGTTTAATAACGAATAACAACCGAAATAAAAAGGCTGAGTTGGAAAGGCGTGGTTTTAAAGAGAAAGCCACAAAAGAAACACTAAGACAATTTAGATATATAATCTTTTTAGACAAACGATGGAAAAAGAAATGTACCAAAAAAGAACAGCCTTATTTAAAGCATTATAATAACGATTGAGTAAGTGCGTACTGCTTGGTGGCAAAAAAAAATAATTGTTACTAACGTTGAGTATATGGTTTTGTAAGCCATAGCAGAAAATTACAATTGAAAACAAATATTAATTGGCTTATAAACTATATACATTGTTGTGTGTAGTACGGAATTTAAGCCACAAACTAAATAAATAAGATGGAAGATTTAATTAAAGCATTACAAATCCTTTTAAAATATGGCAACCCAAGAAACCCAAGCCATTGTGAACACGACTACTTTTATGTAGATATAAACCCTGAATTAGTAAGTAAGGAAGATATTGAAGAACTTGATAAACTTGGATTCTTTGTAGATGAGGAATGCGATGGTGAAGGATTTGGTAGTTTCAGATATGGTAGTTGCTAGTATTACACACAACGCTAAGAAATCTGCCGTCCTTTCCGATGGCATGATCTTCGACTGTTATTTTTTCACAAACTCAACTATAAATACAATGAAACTAAAAAACAGATTGAAAGAAAAGTATATTAAATTATTAGATATACTAGAGGAAATAATCGGCAATAAAAATCTCGAAGCAAAAGCGAATCAGATTATTAAAGAATATAAAGAAAGGTACGGAAGAAATAGTGGAAAGCCGCACGAAGTATCAGTAGGAGATTACTTAATTGAAAATTTTAAGAAATGAAAACTTTTATGGTACTTATGCTAATAGTTCAGCAAAGCAAAGATATGAACAGGCTTTGTGCCGATTCTATAAGCACGTGTTGAAGGCAAAAAAACGAATAGATAAGTTCTGCGCTTTTTAGCGTTGAATCTTATCGGCTGTTATCTTTTTTTTAACTAAAATATAAAACAATATGATGGAATTTTTAGTGTTAAGTCAATTGGCGTTATGGATGCTTATTGCATATGCGCTTTCTAAATAAATAGATTTGAGAGAAATGATTAAATTAATACCAATAATACTTTCTGTGATTTCTGTAATTGAAAGTAATAGTGATCCATGTGCAATGGGAGATTGGAACAAGTACAGTTGCGACTTTGATGCTATTGGGGCATTTCAGATACATAGGGCGGCACTACAAGACGTTAACGACACTTACGGCTACTGTTATCAACACGAAGAAATGCTTGACTACAAGAAGGCTTATGTGGTTGCAGAGGGGTATTTAAAGATACTACATACTAGATTTACTAGAGAGTATGGATTTGAGCCGACTGAGAGTCAGTTGGTGATGATGTACAATGGAGGTTTTGGCTCAGATTTTCAGAATATAAGATATTTTATACGTTATGAAGAATTTAAAGAAGATATATATGGCAAAGAGGAAGAGAATTAAGTACTTAAATGGTATTCCTCACGTATTAGTTCGTATCATTGACCACGAGCAAGAAGTTGGGGTACTAGATAAGTCTAAAAAAGTATACAAAGTGAATTAGATATAACTCACCAAGCCATTCAAATTAGGGTTAGTGTCTGTTATTTCATACAAAAAAACTGAAGTTAATGAAAGTAAGAACTAGGTTAATGCCAGAGGAAGCGAAGTCTTTGGGTTTAGAAGTAAAGAGTAACGATGAAGGTAGGGATACTGCTAGGTATTATATTACTCAAGAGCAAAGAGATTTTATTGGTATTTCAGATCGAAAGAAGAAATCTGTCAAAAAAGCAAAGTCTACTAAGGTAGTTGATGATCCGAAACCATTTGTATTAAGTGCTTGGAATTTCGTGACAGGTAAGATGCTTGATATAGATGAGTATTGCGAGTTTTACAGCTTACCTAGAGAGGATGTTAAGAGTTATAAGTTAGTATCTCATACTGGAACACCGTTTTTCAATATACTATTTAGAGAAAACACAACAGATAACAAAGAACCTGATTTAGTTAATTTGTTAAGCGAATCAATAGAGGAGTTATATAAAGGAACGAAACCTATTAAAACAACTGTCAAAGATATTGATAGTAGTTATCTTTTTGATGTTTCTGTCTTTACTGATACCCATATTGCAATGAATCCAAATCCTAATGGGTACGGTTTATATGGGGGTAAATGGGATGAGTACGAAGTTGAAGAAAGGTTATCTATTTACGCAAGTAAAATAATAGAAAATAAGAAGTCTAATAAATTAATTTTATTTGATTTAGGTGATTTCATGGATGGATGGGATGGCGAAACGGTACGTAAAGGGCATGAGTTACCTCAAAACATGGATAACGAAAAAGCTTTCGATGTTGGGTTATCTTTTAAGGTTCGATTAATTGACGAATTAGTAAAGCATTACTCACAGATTGATGTTATAAATATTTGTGATGACAACCATTCTGGAAGCTTTTCTTATGTGGTTAATTCATCATTTAAGAAGTTTATAGAGTATAAGTATAATAATGTAAACATAACTAACCAACGTAAATTTATAAATCATTACGTGTACGGTAATAAAGTATTTGTATCTACTCATGGTAAGGATGGCAAAAATTTAAAGTTTGGGTTTAAGCCTAAATTAGATGCTATTCAGATTGAAAAAATAGAGAACTATCTATATGATAACAATTTAGTTAGTAAAGATTTAGAAATATACTTTATTAAAGGAGATAGCCATCAAGATATATTTGATAACTCCACATCTCAAAAATTCAAATATTGGAATTTCCCTGCTTTTAGTCCTTCATCTAATTGGGTTCAAACTAATTTCAAAAAAGGTATAAGCGGTTTTTATAATTTCAATTTTAAGGAAGATTGCTACCATTCGCACCCTTATTATTTTAAGTGGAAATGATTCGTGATTAACATGATTGTTTTGTATATTTGTATCTTAAACATATAAGATATGACAAAACGAGAAATTGAAAACAAAAAGCAAAGATTAAGAAGAGTTAAAGACAACAATAAAAACACTAAGAAATACGAAAAAACAAAGAAAGGGTTTTTAGTTAGGTGTTATAGGAATATGAAAAGCAGAGTTACGGGTGTGACTAAGAATAAAAATCATCTTTATTTAGGCTTGGAAATACTAGATAAAGATTTATTCTATGAATTTTCATTAAATAGTAATGAATTTAATGTGTTATTTGATAAGTGGGAATCTGTAAGCTACGAAAGGAGAATATGCCCTAGTATAGATAGGATAGACCCAGAGAAAGGGTATTTAATAGGGAATATACAATGGATAACTTTTAGTGAAAACTGCTCTAAAGTAAGGCGATGTTAGGGTACAATACTAATTATGGTTGTTTTTATATGGAATAATGGGAAAAATAGACCACAATTCTTTAACGGATCAGTATAACGAATATGAAGAAGCAAAAATTAAAGCAGTTTAGAGACTTGGCAAACTCAATGCCATTAGACATAAGTATCGACAAGAATGGATTTCCCCATGCAAACTGTAGGTATCGTCAAATGAAGAAGATATACAGAATTAAAGGAGAGGATGCTGTAGTGGACTACTGTAAGAGCGTTATGGATAATCTCGATAAGATCAATGCTGACAATGCTGAGATAAATAAGATTATAGCCGAGAGGTTGGCTTTAGCAAAAGAAAGTAATGATAATTACATACGAAAAACCGATAGTGTTATAGGTTCTATCGTTAAAAAAACATGGAAATGGGTTACGAAGATTTTCAAATAGACTCTAGTAAGGTATGGGTGGATAGGTATGGCATATCAGAATTTAAGATGTGTTATAGAGGATTGCCTTGCAAGACTAAGTGTGATGGATGCAAAAGGGTGTGGAATGATACAGCGACAAAAACTGTTAGTTATGCAATAGATACATCTGGTAAGGGTAGGAATCTATGCCAATCTTGTGTAAGTGAGTTATAATTTGTAGTTTTACGGAATAAAATCATCACAAAATGGAGGTAACACAATTCTTATTAGTTAGATCAGAGGATCATCCACATCAAAAGTTGGGTAATCTATATATAATGCATGGAGCGAAGATACTGTTTAAGTGCAAAACATTAGAATTAGCGTGGAGAAACAATAGGAAGGACATTTCTTGTGTGCCAGAAGGAACTTATCCAATTGTATTGGAGTACTCCCCTAAATTTGGGTATTCTTGGGAACTGAAGCAAGTACCCAATAGGTCTGAGGTTAAGATACATCAAGGTAATTTCTTTAGACAGATAGAAGGATGTATACTTGTTGGAGATATGCATATCAAGATAGATGATGATAATGAACCAGACGTAAGGAACTCGATGGCTACTAAAGTTAGGATGCAGAAGGTAATGGAGGATATGAACGTAAATAAAACAACTATAACAATAATAGAAATATGAAATATAGGAAAGTAGATGAAATGTCACCTTTAGAGAAGGATACTTTATTCGTGTTGGTACTTAATATAGTAATGGAAGGTGTTGTCATTGTGTTCCCTGGAGGGAAGTATAGCCCATTGAGGTGGTTTAGTTTATCTAAGTGGATAAAGTTAGGTAAGCTTATGTTGAGGATTATAAATTTATTTCGTTCAGACAAATAATTAATATGGTAATTGAAGTTGTTAATATGAGTTGGGATGATTTAAACAATGTGTATTCCAACAGATTGGTTATGCATATGTCTGATGTGTTAAGTGTGCAAGAGTATATGCCATCTTTAAATATGCCACTATCTGATGAGTTGGAGTACTGTAAATTAGTATTAAGAGATGATACAGTGCTAATAGTTAACGAAGATTACGATCAATTATCTTCATTGTACAAGATATATTACGATGGTGGTGTAACGTACAGTATGAATTAAAAAAGCTTTAAGTGTATGGCTAAGAAATATAAGAGAAAAACGGTAAGAAGGTATACCGTACAAGTACCATCTATAAGTAATGATGGATTGCCTACAACTGAGGGTGTTAGGATTCCAATGCCATGCAAAGGTATAACCCTGTCTAATGATCACAAGAAAGAGGTTGTAGAGGCATTTGTGGCTATATACTTATCTGATGGAGAAAGTATGGATAGTGCCGCATCTAAAATGAATTTTCAAAGATCAACATTGCATCATTGGAAGCGAGACAATAAAGAGATTGCAAGGATGATTGAGGATGCTCAGTCGCAGAAGAAAGAGTTGAGGATGCAAACTGAGCGCAATACAGCAAGAAGCTCTGCCCAGAGACTAATGGAAGGTTACTTTGTTGACTTGGAGTCTAAGAAGATGGTGAAAGTCCTAAACATGAAGGGAGAGGAAGAGTGGGTAGCCCAGGAAGTGAAAATCGCTCAACAGTATATTAAGCCATCTGAGGGGCTTATTACTCGCAGGCTAGAGAATGATGACGAACATTGGAGAAAGGATGCAGGAGAACTCACAAAAGGCAAACAGAACATACCATTAATCTCTTGGATTGGCGGTGAAACAGAAGAAGAGGAATAATGGGATATGATCCACTGCTTACAGAAGAGAATGATGTAAAGACAATACCTATCCATATATCATTTAAGCCTATGTATACTACAAAACGTAGGTATATATTACTTACTGGTGGTAGGGGTAGTTTGAAGTCGTCCACAACGCATGATTTTGTCGTCCGACTATCATATGAGGCTGGGCATGGTATCTTGTTTACCAGGTACATACTCCGTTCAGCGAATGATTCTATTATACCAGAATTTAGGGCTTGTGTACAAAGGTTAGGGGTAGAGGGAGACTTCCACATAACAGCAGACCGAGCGACCAATAAGACCAATGGATCATTTATCCTATTTAGGGGTATTAATACATCTAGTGGTGATCAGACTGCAAACCTAAAGTCTATACATGGTATAACAACATGGGTAGTAGAGGAAGGTGAGGATTTCAAGGATGAAGCTAAATTTAACATTATTGATGATTCGGTTCGTTCTTCAGAAAAACAGAACAGAGTTATATGGATAATGAATCCTACTACCAAAGAACACTTCATATATCAGAAATGGATAAGACCTAAGAGCAAACAAAAGGTTGTGCATGGGTTTAATGTCACAATGTCAAATGACCCATCCGTTGAACACATACACACTACTTATCATATTGCAGAGGAACTGGGTTACTTACCTAAAGATTGGTTAAGTAAAGCGAACAGCTACTTAGAGGAACTAAACGAGAGGTTAGCTAAGTCCAAAGATGAATGGGTAAGGAGTGAAATTGAACTAATCAATGAACTGAATATCATACGGCACGATAGCCACTACTACAAGAATTATATAGGTGGATGGAGGGAAAGGGCTGAAGGGGTGATATTTGACAATTGGATAGAAGGAAAATTTAATGAACGAATACCATCTGTGTATGGACTAGATTTTGGCTATGCAGACCCTTTAGCAGTAGTCCGAGTTGCTGTAGATAGAAGGCAGAGGAAGATTTATCTTAAAGAATATATCTACGAAACTGAGTTGGACGAGGTAGAGAACCAACTTCACAAGGTAGGTATAAGTAAGGTTTCATTGATTGTATGTGACACGAATGAAGGGAGGACTATAAAAAGAATACAAAAGAGTGGGTATAACATACAGAAAGCGGTCAAAAACATCATTGTAGAGGACATAAGAGAGATGAAGCAATACTTGATAATTGTAGACCCCAACTCCAATAATCTAAAATCTGAATTAAATAACTACGAGTGGAACGATAAGAAAAGTGATATTCCAATTGACACATGGAATCACTTGCTTGATGCCTCACGATACGGATTCAGAAGATTAGTTAAAAGAAAAGTAGGTCTTAGAAGAAGAAATTAATGTTTTTTGCATCTTTTTTGTTTAAAAGTTAGGATAAAGTGAAAACTTATACTATATTTACAACTCACTAAACAACTAAGAGTTATGAAAACGGTTAAAGATTGGTTACTAGAATTGCCACAAGAGTTAAGTGGAAGAGCAATATATTACTCAAGAGCAGAAGGTACATTAGATGCACCAAGTTTACGTGATAATTTAGGCGATGTTTTGTCTGGCGCATTTAATTGGTCAGAAACTGAAGAGAAGAATGCGTTCTGGAGTGACGTTGCTGTAAATAACGGATGGGATGCGATGAAAGTAAAAAAGGAAACACATTCAACTGCCAAATTAATTTTTCAAACTATAAAACAAGCGGAGAACTTCTGCAAGGAGTGGTCTAGAAAGACTCTAAAGGGTCATACTATTGGTGCAGGTTCTGAGAAGGTAGAAGTTTCTGTATATGAAGTAAACGATGCGGAGAAGTCATGGATTGACAAGTATGTAAGTGAGAATAACAAGTACGATTGGTCTTTGGTTCAGAATGTCGAAATATCGAATGATGGAGAGGTTGAGGATTCTTACATCTCATATGCTGAATACAATGGCGTTGAAATGACAGACGAGCAAAGAGAAGAATTACAGCATCAAGGATTTCCAATTGATCCTTGGTCATAATAAAATAAGTGTAGATGATTATTTACTTAAAAAACTAAAGAAATGAGAAAATTATTTATTACAATATTCCTAGCCTCATGGTTTGTTATCAATATGTCGTCATGTGTAAATAATGATCACCTAGAAGACAACTTTATTTATGTCGCTGGAGACACCATTTATGATCCAATTGTATACGCAGAGGAAAAAGTGTTTTGTTATGGTGGTTACCGATTCAAAGTGAATGTCGAAGGAATAATGCCAGATGGCAATAAAGTTAGCTTCGTGTTAATTGCAGATGATTTAGACGAATCTATGGAATTAGGAATACACGAGTACAATATCAACACGATTAATTCTGAATGTGGAGAAGGTGGAGTAGTTTCCCCATGGGGCAACATTGTGCAAGGCGGCTTTTCTGATATAGGAGAGACATTTAGCTTGGTTGGTTCTGTTGGGATGGAGTGCAAGAAGCTAGATGGTAGTTGGTCGCCAATAGATTCTGACTTGTACATAAACTTAACTAATATTAAAAACCCTAAAAACTGAAAATTATGGCATCTAATTCAAAATTAAGAGTATACACAAACGAAGTACACGTACATAAGTTATGTCAAGTATATGACGTAACATATGAAGCTATATACAAGAAGTATGGACATCTCATTGACGAGAAGGGTATGGTTCAGTCCGAGAACCTTAAATTGCAGAACTAATGATTGAATTGATACAATTGATTTTTATCATAGCATTCTTCGCCATGTTTTTTGACGATGATATGTATTAAAAACTGAACTATGTACCCAACCACAAAGGAAGTAAACGCAAGAATAAGGAAAGCAAGGGAAGAAGGAGACTTGGAGACTATAACGATGTTAGAACATTACCATCAGCTTCGTTTTTCTTGGATTCCACAAGTAAAGAAAAGGTTTTTAGAGCCAGATTTTGGAGGATTGTACACGCCTCACAGGTCAGTACTAAGAGAAGATGTCGTTAGAAAATGGGCTAAGAAATATAAGATCCGATACTCTGAGAAAGATATGGATGATGCGTATGATAAGGGATGGCATGATGGTCAGTAAGAAATATAAGATTTATTAATCATTGAGATTGATTAATGTAGTTTTCTAGGAGCGTGTATGGTTTGCCCTGCGCTCCGTTTTTTACAAATAATTTTCAAACTCAAAATAGAATATAGGAACTCATGATTAAAGCAACAGAATTAAGGATAGGGAATAAAATTAAATTTATGGGGAGTACTTTAACCGTATCCCCTAAGACAATAAGTAATATATGTTACACTTTAGGTGAGCCATCTCAACTCTATGAACCAATACCCATTACTAAAGATTGGCTATTGAAGTTTGGGCTTGTAACACAAAATCGGTTTTTTGGGGTGGGCTACAAGATAACAATGGAAATAGAACCATCGTACATACTAGGGGAGTCATCAAGAGAACTAACAGTAAGTCCAGATGGAGAAAAATACTTCCTTGATGGGAACTATTTGATGAGGCTCAAATACATACACCAACTACAAAACCTATACTTCGCACTAACTGGTGAGGAATTAAAACTTATAAAATAATTTTCAAACTGAATTTTATCGCCTCTAGGCACGATAATCAATTAAACAATAAACTGAAATGAAAAGAGTAACAGTAAACCAGGAAGTACTAGAGAACCTATTCAAAGTGATCTCAAATTCTAGGGATAATGATGGAATGATATGTCTAGGTACTCCAGCTAAACGATTTTGCAAGACATGGTTGGCAGAACTTGATCCAAAAGATCTATCTGATACGCATTTAAAAATGCCTATAGCCTATAAGATTAAGGAAGTAGACCTAACCAACCCTGCGGAGGTATTCGACCTAGAGGAAGAGGGTCATAATGGAAAGTGGAAGTTCTAGCGGGAATAATTTTCAAACTAGGTTTTCAAACTGAGAATAAATTGGAAACTGAAAAAGATTTGCAAACTGGAATTATTTTGCAAACCAGAAAAAAATTGCAAACTGGAAAATATTTGCAAACTCGATTTTCTAGAGAGTATGGTAAACTGAACCATATGTTAGTAACAAACAAACACTAATACCATACACACAAGACAAAGATAGCAACCATTCACTCACAGCAAACATCAATTGAGCCTCTCAGACACGATCTAAGGGGCTTTCTTGTGTTCTGTGGCATGATAGTATATGTTTTGGCATAACATCGCTAGAATCACTCGCTAGGTATCACAGTCTGAATATTATGCTCACTCAAGTACTCAGAGAGAACAGAATCATCAAAGTATTCATCCATATAGTCACCCATAGTAACAACAGATTCGTAAGTAGTGTGATCACCATCGTCGTTCAGAGCATCAACTGAAACAGAACCTACCAGACCCTTACCAACTAACCAACACTCAATCTTATCTATAGGAACTCTAAAGTAGAACAGACTATCCCAATCGTTACCGTAATACGCACTTCCAACTAACTCTAAGTATACGTGATCGAAGTGTTCTACCGTTATATTTCTTTTCATCTCAATTAATTTTATGTTGTTTATTGTGTAAATATAGTAATAAAATAACAAAAACAAACTTTTGCCCAATGCGATCTCTAGGGAAATAAAATTTGCCCAACGGACTTTCTAGGGAAATTTGCCCAGAGCGATTTCTAGGGAATTTGCCCAATGGGCTTTCTAGGGAAAACGAGGCTGCATTTTCTGACGATAGAGATACTAGGACAACCAGGTTCGTGTGAGATCTACACTAAGGATAGTGTCAAATGTACACTAAGTAGATTGGATTCATCATATTGTATAAATTCATATGTGTTAACGGCAAAATTTAGGCAAAGAAATATTTGCATATGTGAAAATTTTAGTTACGTGCGTGTGTGTTCCTTTATATAGTGTATATGATCAAAACATATTACAATAATAAAAATATATCTTTTTTTCGCAATAACTAGAATATATCAGATATTAATACGATATTTGAATTATAATTGGTAGTTAGCTAATTTATAAAACTTTTAAAAATGAGGAATTTAAAACAAGTAGCAAAGTACATCATTGACAATAAGGGTATATCATTTAATCCTAATTTAATCGACGCAAAAGGTAACTATTTAGTGCCTAAAAGTGGGTATATGGTGAGCGATAAGGGTAGCGAATTAATAACATCTATTGAAGATGTTAAACCTTTACTAAAGAGTTACATTTTTAAGTATGCTTACAACTTAAAAAAAGATAAATATTTTGGTCTTTGGATAGATAAAGAAATATGTATTTTTGATATTTCTACAAATATACAGGATCTTAAGACGGCAATAATTCAAGGTATGGAAAATAACCAAGAAGCCATATACAATATAGATAATAAAAAAACAATATATATACCAACTAACCAAATTGGTACAAATTACCAGAAAAAAGAATATAGGAAAATGAAAGCAGAAATGTATGTAAAGATTGGGAGTTTTTACCAGTCATAAAAAAAAGAACATAAAAAGAAAGGATATGAAAAAACTAACAAAATACGAATTATCAAAAATATCTAAAAACTTAGATATAATATTTAACGCATCTACATTAGAAGATCAAGCGAATGGCAAGAAATGGTATGAGCAAGCGAATCAATTTTGTGTAGAGAATGCGAAAATATACAATACGACACCATTAATAGTAGCCTCTATAGTATCATCACTTTCACCACGTAACAAATGGATACAAAACTTAAAAGATGCTATTACAGTCTTAGAGGCTATAAAAGAGGGAAAGAATGCTGAAGATGTGAAAGTATGCACTTTCCATAAAAATAAATTTAAGGCATTCGCTTTAGGACGTGGAGAAATTGCAATAACTGAAGATAGCCGAAAGACTTATAATTTTGTTAGAAATATTGCACACTTAGATAGTACTAATGTTACTGTGGATATTTGGCATATTAGAGCTTGTTTATTAGAATTAAAAAGTATAAAATCCGCAGCAATAGGGAAGTTAGCATATGACCAAATTAAGAAATTAACCATTAAAAAGGCTGAAAAAATCGGGATTTATGGTTTTGAGTACCAAGCAATCATATGGCTATCCGCACAAAATAACCAATATCTAATCAATTAACCTATTAAATTTAAAAACATGGATATAATACTATTTTTAATATTCGTACCAATTTATCTAATAATCAAAAATAAGTGAAAAAATGGAAAATAACATATTAATTAGGGCACAAATTACCATATCAAAAGAGCGTATAAAACAAATAGATAGCGCTATACTCGAGTTACAAATAGAGAAATTAGCATGGTTGAATGAAATAAAGGTAAACTTTGACAAATTAGAGAAAAAAAAGGGTAAAAACTGAAAAGAATGCTGTTCAAAACTACCTAAGGGAGAAACAATACATATAAAAGATAGATACTCCTACAATACAAGGGAAACGGTAACAGATAACAATGTATACAATACAAGTACAATAATAAGAATACAACGGAGTCCATATATAGCGCAAAATGAATACCACAGTACTATAAGACAATACACAACCATAAAGAGTATACACACCACCTATATAACACACAATACAATTTAATTAATAAGGGTATATGTAAGAATTTACACAAGAAAACAAATTTTCATTTTTCAAAAAATTACTAATATGACTAATACAGACAATAACAACTTAAACGGATACAAGGCATTCTATAAGGGCAAAACGCTTGACGTATATGCTAGTACTAGCATACAAGCTAGAGATAAGGCTGCAAGACTCTTTAAGGCAAGAAAAGCGTATGATGTAACGGTGGTATTATGTGAACTAGCAGGAAGCCAAGTTACACATATAGCAGTTGATTAACTGACCGCATACAATAACCTAACAATCAATTAATTAACAACTAAATAAACAATACAATGAATATAATCAAGCAAGTAATTGAGGAACTAACAAACATAAGTAGTAAGATACAAGAACTTCAGAGAGAAAACACTCTACTATCTAAGTCAGAGGCGCAGCTGACTAAGACGCTAAGATATAGAAATGCAGAGGTAAGTAGTCTTAATGCATTGATACAAGAAAGAAATGATAATATAGAAGTGCTAGAAGATGACATAGATATATTAAGCGATAAGATAAGCAAAAGAGACGCCACAATTAGCAGACTGAAGCAAGAAAATGAAAGGTATGCATGGCGAATACTAGAACTATCAAACGACCGAAGTGCTCAAGATAGATTAATAAGTAGTCAAAACAAGGTATTAAATGCATACCGAGAATGTTCAAACAGAACAAAATAGGGCAATACCTGGCGATCACATCATAATAATACGGTGTGGTCGCCATATAACCCTATATAAAGACCTTATTACTCTTGTTTTGGGGTGTTGATACCTCAAGAAAAGATCTATCGCCCTTTACCCCATCCTAAAATTTTTTCTGATTCATTTCCAAAAAGGGTAGGGGTAAAAAAGGGGTGTGTGTTGAGGTTGTACTGCTATATTCAGTGTATTCAGAATATAATACTGCGTTCGCTTAATTAGTTGGAATTATATATTTTGGGGTGTATTTGCCAGGTATTCCGTTATATGGGAATTTGGGCTAATTATTGCGAGGGATGTATAAAAATGCCCCACCAAATATAATTCGGTAGGGCGTCTGAGATTTTTTGGGTTTGATTATTGAATTTCAGTTTCGTATTTAGCTTTCAGTTCAGCTAGAATTCTGAGGTCGTAGGCTTTTGCCTTTTCTTCTCCCTGTTTCAGTAGGGCTATTCTTTGTTCGTACTGCTCATCTGTCTCTAATTCTTCGTATGTTGCTGACACTTCTAGCATACTGGTATCCTCATCCCATCCTTCTTCTATTCCTATATACATATGGGTTGCTCCTAGCTTCAGTGCGTCATCTAGATCTTTCTTCATTTGAGATATTTCCACTCCACCATCCCAATCAAAGTATAGGCTTACGTCTTTTGTTCTTGTTTCTCTTTCTGTGTTCATGATATTGTATTTTTGTTATATGTTTTTAAATTCTTGATTCAGTGTCTCCTGTTTATCTCTTAGGCGTCTTAGATGTGTCTTGTAGAAATCTAGAAATCCTTTGGTATCTAGGGTTATTGCCATAGGCTTACCATATTCTGCTGTATTTCCTTTTACATCTAGCACTACACTTCCTTTATTGCTCACGTGTTCATAGAGGTTATTCAGTTCCGCTATATCATATTCGCAATCCATTATTGCTTGGAATGTTTCATTTCCTTTGTCTAGTTGTTTTTCTGTCATGATTTTCAGTTTTTAGTTTTAAAGGTATAAGGTGTTATTTCTTCATTATTCGCTACCTCGAACTCATTTTTGTCAAATAGCCTAAGTTCTGTGGTTATTTTGCCATTAATCCTAGCTTCGCAGCCACCTCTGGGGCATGGGATCATTTTCTGCGTTGGTTCTAGTGAGTTTGCTTTACAGCGTATACACGCCCAGTAATTTTCAGTTTTTATTTTCATGATTCAGTTTTAAATGGTTCAGAAATACTTTCTAGTGCATTAGCCACACGATTTAGATAATCAACATTTACGGAGTAGTAGTTAAAAGAACCATTCAGTATAGAGTACTCGCCTCTTTTAGATGTGACCAAGTTTGCCGCTCTCAGTATTGCTAGGTGTTGAGATGTGGCAGGTTGAGAGTATGATCCAGACAGAACGAATATCTCTTTAACAGACAATTTGTTATCATTCTCTAGTATGACACTTATTATCTTCTTTCTATGCTCATGATTAAATGCTCTGTTTAAGTAGGCTAAAGTCTCAATATTTACATTTGGCATCCCTTCTAGGATGATCTCTTCACCTCTTACGGTGGCTTTTGAATTGTTTATTCTCATATTCTTTTATTTAGTTTCAATTTAATATATTTGTGACTATGTATTTACTAACTATATCTCTAGCTATCACTTCCGCTACACTAGTATCTGTCTTTTTCAAAGCTAAACCATACGCTGAATCGTCTATTGAATGCGACGAAGATGCTCTAGAAGAGTATTATAGGAGAGATTTCAAGAACTATTAGACTAACCATCCGCTTCTGAGGTGAGCATTAGGTCTATCTAGCCCCTATCACTAGTTGGTAGGGGTTTTTTAATATAAAACAAATGTAATATAAAATATCTTTATCTCATTACAATTACGCAACTATTTTTATATTCAAAATAAGATTCTGTCACTAAGATCATTTTAAGTGTAAAATATTGTTATATCTTTGTATTTCATAGCTTCGATGGGTAGGAGATAGTTATTTATAAAAAATTAAATTTTACTTACGATGATTAATTTCAGCACATTAATACTCTGTGGAGCGACAAATACAGTAATTCCAGACATCCCTTCTTCATCTTGTGAACATTTCGGAAAAGTTCAGCGATTGATCTTTCAAAGATTGCAAGTTGATGGAACTCCTAATACTATTGTAGCAGGTATTGGGGTAGGAGGTTTCGGAGTTGTAGCCACATGGGATGGATTGACAGCAGCGGTTGATGGAACTAAGGCTCAGTTTAGCCCATTCACAGAATCACCAGCATTTACAGATGGTACAGTTAGGACTGCTAGAGGCGGTAATGATTCTTATGGTGGTGTACCAATCAGTCTAGGTTACGAGCCGACAGAATTTGAGGCTCAAGTGCTAAGTGCAAGACAAGATGTAATTACTGCACTAAAGACTTTAAGAAATGAGGATTTCACTAATCTTGGTGTATATATGATATCTGCCGATGGGAAGCTGATGGCAGCAGTAGATGATGTTACAAATGTTGGAACTATAGCACCTATTCCAATTCAGCAATTTAACGTAGGTAACAAGGTAGCTGGAGGTTATGACGATGTAGATTACAATGCCATTTCTTTTCAGCTTCTAGATAATTGGTCGAATACAGTTGCGGTAATACCAGCCTCAGACTTTACTGATTTTGACTTACTTACTTACGTATAATAGTTAAACATGACTAAAAAAATAAAATTTTTACTAACTCATCCGATACAAGGGGATTGTATTACTAATAAGATTCATGCCGAAAGAATAATGGCGAAGAATACTGATGGAGGATTTGAGTGGATTCAACCAAAAGCTAAGAAAGATGGTAACAGTAAATCAACTCAAGGCGAAACTGGAGAGTCCAAAGAACAAGTTGGCTCTACAGAGAGCATCTAGACATGAAGAAAGGGTAAGATTTCATGTAGATGCACAGCAAGAGTCTAGTCAGAGTCATGCCTTAAAACGATTCTTAAAAAGTGTCGATAGAAGGCTGCCGAAAGATAAGGCTCAGAACTTTAGGGCTTATTTAGATTTCCCTATAGATACAGTTTCACTTACAGGTGAATCATTTAATCTATTAGAGAAAGTTTATGATGGGCGTGATCCTGTTTACCATTGTCACTTTACTGACAAAGATGTTGAAGAGGATTGGATGAGGTATCGTATAGATACTTTAGATAGTAAGACATTCTGGCGTAGAGACGCATGGAGTAAACTGAAGAGTAGGCACAATAGCGTAATGGTTGTTGATTTGCCTGCGGAGCAAGAGGGTCTACGACCAGAGCCATATGTTTATTTCGTTGACGTTACGAGTGTTGTAGATTACGGTGGAGCAGACGAGCAGTTTGATTGGTTGGTGTATAGCATTGGAGATAATAAGTATGTCCATGTAGATGAAACCCACTTTCAAGTGTTTGATATGTTTGTTGGAGACTTGTATGCTAAAGAGTTGTCAAGTTCAGAGCATGGATTAGGCAGATGTCCTGCTAGATTCTTCCTTAGTGATCATTTGAAAGACGGAGAAAAGGGCGTGATGCGATCACCCATTAGTGGAGAGGTTGGTAATTTAGACTACTTGCAATTTATTATGACTAGCAAGAAGATTGCTGACAGTCATGGTAGTTTTCCTATCTATTGGCAGTATACGCAAGAGTGCGACTTTACTAGGGATCATGACAATGCTAGTTGTAGCGGTGGGTACTTAAAGACAAATGATGGCATCAACGTCATGCGAGGTAATTCGCCAGAGAAATGCCCAGTATGTGCTGAAAGCAGCCTTACAGGAGCAGGGAGTTTAATTGAGGTAGATCCACCGAGTAGTAAGGATGATCCCATGATTACGCCACCAGCAGGCATTATTCAGACTGACGTACTTACTCTAAAGTATCTTGTGGAAGAGGAAACAAGGAGAAGGAGACAGTTCATTACTGCGGTTACAGGAAATCCGATAGAGGTTACAAGTGACCAGGCGGTGAATGTTACTCAAGTAATGAGTCTGATGGAGCAAGGTAAAGCTGCCATATTGAAAGTTAAGCGTTCTTTAGAGCAAGCCCACCAATGGGTTGATACTACTATATGCGAGCTTAGATACGGAAGTTTCTTTACGAATTGCAGTGTGAATTATGGAACTGAGTTCTTTATGGTAAGTGCAGACATGATGTTGAATCTTTATATAGAGGCTAGGGCTAAGAAACTTGATGGTACTATACTAGATGGGTTGTTAGATCAGTACTACGAGACAAAGCATAGGCACGCTCCAGAGAAGATACAAAGAGAGATGATCATTAGTCATATTGATCCTTTTAGGCACTTATGGGAAGATGCTGTTACGAGTATGTATTCTATGGGATATATAGACTTTAAGGATTACATGACAAAGGTTAACTTGACAAGTTATATAAAGAGATTCGAGAGAGAGAATGGTGATGTTACTCACTTTGCGAGTCAAGCATATGACGAAGATGGAATTAAATTGTCTTTTGACAGAAAAATAGCTAAGATTCGAGATGTGATTAAAACATACATTGGAGATCCGAAGCCAATCATTATTGAAGAACCATTAAATAACACAGTAAATGAGTGATGAAAAAGTTGTAAAGAAAGTAGTCAAAAAGGCTGCGCCAGTAGTTGAGAAGAATACTTCTGACAAGGTTATCCTTCAGATAGAGAGGATTGAATATGAGCCATCTAATGGCATTGATCCACCAACGAAGAAGTCTAAGCCGTATGAGTTTATTACTGACGCAAGGGCGTTTGAGACAAACTTTTTAAAGTACCACCGTACACAAGGGCTTACGATAGTAAAGGTTACCTCTATGCCAGATCGAATAAAGTTTGATCACGCAGAGTACTTAGAAGGATTGAAGCCGAAGAAAACTAAGAGTAGATAATATTATTAACCAAACATAAAGAGTCAATGTTAAAGAAGGATATCATATTACAGCAAGAAGTATTGAAAGACCTTACTGCTGAACAAATTAGTGCGATTGAGACATTATCTAAAAATGATGAAGATATCGTATTGGGAGAGAAAACTGGAAGAGATGCACAAGGTATAGAAACTGATGTGCTTGAAGCTACAGGCATCCCAAAGAATCAAGGAGAGAAATATTATGACTATATGAAAAGGGCTTATGCCGAATACAAAGGTCAGATAGACACTCTCTCTAGTAAGAATGAAACTCTAGCAGCACAGTTAGCTGATGGAAGTGGGGACAAGGTTTCTGCTGCTCAGTTTGAGGCGACAAAACAAGAGTTGATTGATGCCAATACAAAGATAGAGGCATTTAATTCTCAAATCTCTACTCTTGAGGCTGATTTTGCAACGCAACTTGCCGATAGAGACAAGGCGACATTAATGCTAGGTCTAAACAGTGAGATAAGTGGAGCAACGGCAGGGCTAAAGCCTAAGTCTGGCTATGGAGAGGACGAGTTTCTTGATATAGTGCAGATGAAAACTGACAGGTTGCTACAGACGCACGATGTAGAGAATATTGGTACGGCAACAGAGCCTATATACCAATGGAGAGATAAAGCAGGAAAGTTACTTGTTAATCCACAGAATGCCAATAACCCATACTCGACTAAAGAGTTGATTATGAGAGAGGTTGGCAACTATGTTGATGCAGGGAAAAAGAGTAACGGTACAGGAGTGAAGGGAGCAGAGTCAAAAACTCAGAGTCTTGGATCAGCAAGTACTAAAGACGAGGCAAGAATAGCTATTGAGGCTGACTTGGCGAGTAGAGGAATTGCCAAAGGTGGAGACAAATACCAAGCAGCTTTCACAGAGATGTATAATACGCCAGAGGTGAAAGCCTTACCAATGCAATAAACAATGAACACGCAACAAGTAAAAGGGGTCATTACTGCGAAATATTTTTTTTAATCAATAAATACTTGATACTATGTTATTAGCAACATTATCACAAGAATTTCGATCAGCAAACCCCGAATTTGATAGCAACGAAATTAAAATTACGAGAGCAGGGGCTTTCAACACATTTGCAAGACAGTCGCAAGGAGCAATGTCATTTATCACAGAGGACTTACGCCAAAAGGCAGGAGTTAGTATGGGTAGAGCATTGAAGATGCCAGTCCTTAATTACAAGGATGTGACGATTAGGTCTACTAGACCAATTACTATAGCTGCTGACGAGAATACTTCAGCATTCTATACTGTAGTGTTTACAACTTTAGCTTATGGCTTTAGAATGTATCCTAGACAACACTTCAACAACGATATTGACTATCAGATGGATTTCAACCACAAGATGAGAGCATTCATCTCTAAGTTGATGTCTACACTTGATGGGATGGCTGTTACTGCGTTAGATGCAGGAAAGACTCAGATTATCGGTGGAGTAGAAGGAGGTGCAGCAGCTTCTGGAGTAACTACTGTAGGTGGTCACGAGTGGGAAGAAGATGTTGTATCTGAAGTAGGTGTTGGTGCGAAACTGAAAGACTCAGTTATACTTCACGATTTGGGATCAATGATGATTTCTAATGACTTCGAGCCTAACCGCATGGACATTGTTGGTAATCAAGGTTTAAGATCTATCGCTAGTAGAATGGAAGGATTTGGTGCTTACAATAGTGAGAACAGAGCGTATCTTCTTGATGGCTATAATTGGTCTTTCTCTAATGCGATCACAAACGCAACAGGGAAATCTGCGACAGCTTATGCTATCGAGGATGGAACATTAGGTATGCTTACTAGAGTTGAGCCAGACTCAATTTATGGAACTACTACTGGTGATGGTCACAGATGGGGGCAAGTAAATCTTCCTGGAATAAACTTCAACGTAGGTACTTACGAGTATGACGATGTAGTTTCTCTTGGAGATGGAGAAGCAAACGATCTAGGAGCAGGAACTGAGTACTTAACTAGAACTGCTATGGAAGTAGTTGATTTCGCATTTGATATTGCGTTATTCACAAAGTACAATAGTGCGCCAGCTACTATACCATCTGGAATTATTAAGTTTGATATTGCAGTTTAATACTGATATTCTTTTTCAATTTTGATATTTAAGGTGAAGGGGCAAGCCTAGTTATAGGTTAGCCCCTTTTTTAATACAACAACATCATGGATATAACGCTACTCAAGACAGATTTCCTATCAGTAAATGGATGGAAGCAGAATAAGAACCCTAGTGGGATGCAGATTACAGATATGCTCACTAGCGATAGTGGGTTGTGGTTTAACGACATCCATCCAATGTTGACCTACTCTAATATAGAGTGCTTGATAGAAGATGATAGTGAATTTGTATACCCAGCGTTCGATGTGTTGAAAGTAGACTATGCGGTAGGAGACTTAGTTGATGACGGAGGATCTTTATTTAAGCGTGTAGCCGTCTCTGTAAGCGCACAGCCGACAAGTGATACATTGTATTGGAAAGCATACGATTATGCCACAGAGTGGCTTAGAGAGAAAACTGAGGGTGCTATTGGAGATGTTATCTCAGACTGGAAAACACTTAGGGCAAAAACACTAGGGGCGAGAAATTTATTGGGTAACGGAAAGTTATTTACCAATATAATGATTGGGGATGACTATATACTTAGCGATAAGATTGTGGGTCATTATTTCAGTTTGCCATACAGTAGTGGATTAAAGACTTCTGTACACAAGATAGCCACCCACTTTAGTGAGGCTCAAACGTTGAGTTTGAAGCTATTCAAGTTTGGCAATCTGTTCCCTGTTCAAACAATCAGCCTAGTGTACACAACTCCTAATCAAGAGCAGTGGCATGATGTATCTTTAGATCTAGAGTCAGACTCTAAGTACTATTTGGTATATGATGAATCTGCCATAAGTGGAGTACCCATAACTAGCTACTACGGTGGAACATGGAGTATGGGTAATTACGTAAAGGTTTCTGGATTCAAGGCAGATCAAGGTTTTAATGAGACATGGGATACTGACTTCAACGATTGGACTAACGAGAGTAACTTTGGACTTAACTTCAAATTTAACGTAACGTGCGACCCTACTGACTTCCTTATAGAGCAGAAGATTCTGTTTGCTGATTGTCTGTACTATCGAATGGGTGTAAATATGCTCAAGGAGATGGCTTACAATGCAGGGGTTAAGATTAATCGACACACTAAGAATATGGAGTGGAACAAGAATGAGATTCTGTTTGCGATAGAAGGTAATCCAGATGGACATAAGAACGGACTTGTCTATGAGTATAATCGTAGACTGAATACATTAAACGTAGACTTGAGTGGCATGGATAGAGTTTGTCAAGGCTGCGTTAAGCAAAAAGTGAGAAACAGTGCAATCAGATGATCCATTAGTGAAGATAGACTCTTTGATTGAATCTCTTGAAGATTTTAATCCACAGTCTGCTGCACTTACGATAGTAATGGAGAGCTTCTATGAAGAGGTAAAGAAAATGAACTCTGATAGGATAAGCGAGAAAAGTATGTATGTTTCTGGAAAGGTTATTACGCCAAACTATCATCCATACACTGCTCGAAGAAAAGGTACTTATACGCCAGATTTATATGAAACAGGAGCGTTTTCAAGATCGTTTGAATTGATTCGTGATGACAAAGATTCTTTAGATGGAGGCTCAATTGAAGTCATTAATACTGATAGTAAGTATCAAGCAGGGTTATTATCTAAGTACGAGGAAGATGGGGAATTATTTGGACTTAGTGAAGAGGACAAGGCTATATTAGCAGAGAAGGTAAAGCCTATATTAATTAATAATTTTGTAAAATCAATACTAGGATGATGAATATAGTAGAACCTAAATTAGCGGATCTTGTTTGTATCGAGATTGCAGAAGCGTTTGAGTGCGGACTTCCTTGGTTAACGACTTCATATGGCAAAGTTGAGAAGAGGGAACGTGGATTCGGCTCTAACAAATACATAGAAAGAACCAAAAGGAGGTTCTATCCTGCCGTTGCATTAGATAATGATACCTATCTGGAACTATTCCCAGATGAGGAACTTGGGAATTTCTCGTATATAGACTTTAAGAGGCAGTACGTTAAGGATGTAGGTGCTAAAATAGTAAAGTCTACATACGAGATAGGAATAGTATTTTGGTTTAATTTCAGAGACGTGTACGGAGACGATTCTGAAATAAAGACTAGTGAGAACGTAAAGTACGAGGTGTTGTCTGCGCTAAAGAATCATTCATGGAATAACTCAAAGGTAAAGGTTTTGGGGTTTCAAGATAAGGTAGAGGATATTTACAATGGTTATTTCTATGAAGAGTTGGAGGAGCAATCACATATGCGACCATACGGAGGATTTAGGCTTAATTTAGAAGTAGAGAAATTGTCTTTTTGTATTTAATAATACCCTTTTGTAAAATATAAGTAATGGAGAATAGTGTAATAGTTGGGGGTTTGGCATCTGTAGGTACTTTTATAGCCACAATTTGGGGTAAGGAAGGTTGGAACTTCTTAATAAAAAAGAAGGAAATTGAATCTGAGGTTAGCTGTAAAGAAAAAATACGAAAACTTGAGGTAGAGATTGCTAACGAGCGAGTCCGTACATCTCAGTTAGTGACTGGTGTGGACATGATGCTTACTATGTTTGAAGATGAATTTGGTGATGACAGTCGATATACTAATGTGATACTAAAGGTTCGTGAATTTATAAAGAGAAAGAGCAATGATTAACGATAGATTATGCGACATGACTCCAATGCACAAGCTTCAATTTATGCTATCAAGCATCAATGGAGCAAATTACGAACAAGCTTTTTCGAGACTAATGAAGTCTGGGCTAGATGATAATTCATTAGGGTTTTGGGTATGGGATATTGAAAGTAATGTAGAGATGTATTCCCCTAAATTTAGAGAGTCGCTACAGTACGAGGGAGAACACGATTTTCCAAGCACCCCATTATCTTGGCAGTCTACAATGTTTACGTGCGATGCTGTTTTGGCTAACAGTAATTTTAGTAAGCATGTTGAATCAAAGGGGGAATACGAGTATTTGCAACGAGTTAGGTATCATAAGAAATACGATGGCGTATTAGATGTTTTGTGCTATGGTGTGGTTGTTCAATGGGATGGAGACGATCCTTTGGTAGTTATTGGGGTTCATATGCCATTAAGTGGGATGTATCAATCTACACTAGATAAATTTGGAGACGAATTAGATATAGACGTTTCTTACAAGGATATACTTAATCTTCCTACAGGAAAGTGTGTAGAACTTTCAAAAGGAGTTACGCTTAAACTATTAAGTAAAAACGATGGTTCTTGGGATGGGGTTTGTAAGATGTCAACCTTGTCAGAATTAGCTAAACATCATCACTCAGACTTTAATGAGACATTTAAAGTTAAGAGTGGAGCAATTAAAGACTTAATATCTGGCATTATCTTAAAAAAAGGTGATGCACATACATTTAAAAGAGGTAAAACTCACCTAATGTTATGTTTAAGTGAGTCGACAATTGAAATTAAAGGTATTTATGATCCGTTTTTTGTTAACTTTACGGAATAAAATATCATAAAATGAGAAAAGAGAAACATAATGGGTTGATAATTGAGATCTATGACAGCATAGAGGAACGTCCTGCTTACAAACACATGAATTTCAATAAGAATCTAATGATTGAGGCTGGTGTAGGGTCTGATTTGAATGCTTACTACGCCAAACAGGGCAATATAATTGCTCACATAGAGAAAGGGAATAAAGTAGAGGCTAGGCAGGAGATGGAGAATCTGAGACAGAACCTAGCATTTATAATGCAGAGTATATCACCAAAGATGATTGCATTTTGCTATATTATTCACTCTATCAATGGTAAGAAGGTTGGGCTGATGACTGATGATAAGGCTCAAGACTTGATAGATAATGTGCTTAATAACGTGACGGTTGGATTTATAGATAGAATACTTGCTGCTGTTAAAAAAAAAACGAATTTGAGTTCTCTCATTACTTCCCAGAGTTAGGGTCTAGTACTAAGAACTTAGAATACTTGAGTAACTTGAAGAAAAGGGCTATGCTTCAGTTGGATAAGATACAGGGTAGTTCTGTGGATGAAGAGATAGAGAGAGTTGAGGATTACTTATTTATGCTTTTTAAGCCTAAGAAATACTCTGGATCTAATGGACTAGAGGTTAAGGCGGTTAATGCGTTCGAGGATATGTGTTTCATTATAGGTAAAGAGATGCCTCGTGATCCAAGACTCGTAACAACACTTACTTTTTATAGAACATTGGAGAACATTAAGAAACAGAACGCTCCACCAAAAAAGAAATAGTATGAGTAAGATAACGGCAAAAGATTTATATGGAGGTGGGCAAGAAATAGATGATGCTATAAAACAATTGAAAGCCCTAAAAGAAACCTATGTAGAAGTGAAAAAGGATATAGTAGCTAAAGCAGGCGATCTCCAATCATCTTTCTCTAAAACAAATGTAGTTCTAGGTGTTCAGAAGGAAGAGTTCGGTAAGCTACTAACAAAGGTTGCTGAATTAACGAAGCAGTACGAGTTGATGGAGTCTAAGATAAAGGGCATCGACAAGTCAATAGACGATTACACTAAGGCACAGAAGGCGGCTGCTGCGGCAACTGCTAAAGCGGCAAAAGAAGCTAGAGAGGCAGCGAAGGCTAACGAAGCTCACGAAAGTTCAATATCAGCATTAAAGAAGTCGCTTAAAACAGCTTCGGACGATTTCGATAAGTTAGTTCGAGCAAATAACGCAACAGGTGAGGCTGGGAAGAAGCTGATTAAGACAATGGCTAAACTGAAAGCCGAGATAGACCTAACTAATAAAGAAAAGAAGAAGGCAGCTAACCTAGCTAGACTACAAGTAACGATTAATAATGCGGAGGTAGGGTCATACAATCAACTAGCGGCTCAGTATGACCTATTAAAAATTAAGCTGAACGCAATGGGTACAGCTAGGCGCAAGAATACGGCAAGTGGCAGAGACATGGAGGCTCAAGCAATTAGGATCAGAGAGCAAATGAAGAGATTGCAAGAGGCGACTGGCAAAAATACTTTATCCGTAGGTAATTATTCTGGGTCACTTCGTAGTGTAGGGGCTAGTTTAAGGAATTTAATTGCGGTGTACTTTTCAGTTACTCAAGCTGCTGAATTGTTCAGAAAGGTATTTACAGATACTAAGAAGTTAGATTCACTGAATCTTGCATTTGAAAAGACTATCCCAAACCTACAAGAGAATGCACAAGTGCAGCAGTTTTTAGCAGAGACAGCTGAGAAATACGGTCAAAACATACTGGTACTTAGTAAGGCTTACTTGAGGTTTAATGCAGCGTCTAAATCTAGTACTCTTTCAATGGAAGATCAACAGCAGATATTTGACTCTGTAGCTAAGTCTGCGGCTGTACTCGGATTAGAAGCAGCAAAGACAGATAGGGTATTCAATGCGCTCGAGCAGATTATGTCAAAGGGTACAGTATCAGCAGAGGAACTTAGGCAGCAATTAGGTGATAGTTTACCAGGTTCAGTAGAGATCATGGCGAGGGCTTTAAATGTTACAACTAAGGAGTTGGCAGATATGATAAAGAAGGGAGAGGTTCTTGCTTCTGATGCACTACCTAAGTTTGCTAGAGAGTTAGAGAAAACATATGGAATAGAGAATGTAAATAAGGTAGACAATCTTGTCGCAGCGCAAGGAAGGTTTGAGACTGCAATAGTAAACTTGGTCAAAGAGTTAGATGGAGCAGGTGTATTTAAGGATTTCTTCGATGCTCTTACAGCAGGAGCAAAAGCCATTAAAGATAATATTGGTGCGCTGGTGCTGCTAGGAAAAGGACTTGCGATCGCACTTCCAGCGTTATTGGCATATAAGCTAGGTGTTATTGCGACAACTAGAGCGCAAAATGCGATGGCTTTGTCTTTAACTGAGTTACGTATAGCAATGTCTTTAAATCCATTCGGTGTGGCTCTTACAGTAATAACCGCTGTTGCTATTGGGGTCTACGCATTGAATGAGTCAATGGTTGAATCCATAAATGTACACGACAAACTATCAGAATCTGTTAAGGATTTGAATATAGAGTTGGGAGTGGAAAAGAAAAAGACAGGTCAGTTATTTGATGCACTGAAAGATTTTAATATACCTCTCGAACGTAGGCAAGAGATTTACTTAGAGTTGCTCCGTATGCATCCAGATATATTGAAAAATATAGACTTGGAGAAAAGTGGATTAGAAGATTTAGAAAATGCTCAAGAAAATGTCAATGCTGCAATTCGAAGAAACATAGCTGCAAGGCTACAGCAAGAAGAGGTAGATAAGATTCAAGCAAGGAGGGATAAGATAATAGATAAGCAAGTAAGATTTCAAGTTGAGGGTGCAGAAGGGCTGAGTGCTTTAGAGAGAGCAGGAGTAGTAAATGGCAGAACTCCAAGAACAGTAGATGAGGAAGGCTTAACAACTAGAGAACTTTTCGCTAAAAGGTATAACGAATTATTGGATAAGCAACTTGCTAAAGAAGATGAATTACTAACTAAAACTAAGGAGTTATACGAACTGTACAGAGACGATCCGCAAGTTGACAGGGTTTTTGGAGACAGAGGCGATAGTGCTAGGGATAAGATTCTTGCAAGATTAGGATTGGGCATTGGAGGTAGAGGGAAAGATAAGCCAAAAGTACTTTCTAAAGAAGAAATTGCTGCTGACAGAGCAAGAAAAGCTGCTGCCGATAAAGCCATTTCAGATGAATTTAAGCGTAGAACACTGAGAGCGCAATTAATAGAGGATGATGAAACTCGTGAGTTGGCATTATTAGAAATAAAGAACGACAAGCTAATTAGAGAGTTTGAGCAGTTGAAAGTTAGTACGGTAGGTATAGAAGAGAAGTATCAACGTGAGATACAGAAGATCGAAGAGAAGTACGACAAGAAGGCTCAAGGTAAGTTAGATAAACAAAGACAACTAAATATTGACTTTATAGAGGATCGTACAGAAAGAGAGCGAGAGCAACTAGATTTAGATACAGAAGTATTTGGAAGGCACATTGATAACAAGTTGTTAATTTTAGCTTTCTACGCAAGAGGGTTAAAGAAAATAGAGGATAGGCTAGAGAAAGAGAATTTAGCTAGGATTAAGAAAGCGGAACAAGATAGAAGGAAACTTTACGAGAGTAATTTAGCTGAATTTGACAAAAAACAACAAGCTGAAAGGGCGAATAATTTTGCTAAATCAGCAAAAACCCCTACGCCATTTGAAACTGCTTTGTCTGATAATGACCTAGAAAAGAAAAGGCTGGAGTTTGATTTGTTCCAAAGGACATTCGTTAGTAAAGACCTTACTGCTTCAGATGCTGAACTATTTAAAGCTAATTTGGCAAAAATAGACAAGGAGAGAGAGAATATACTGAAAAAAGGAGAGGCGAAAGAAGATAAGGACTTATACGACCTATTAGGAATCGATGTAGACGATAAGAGCAAGCAAGCTGTAGGTGATGCATTTGCTTATGCTAAGAAGCAGTTGACAGACTTTGCCAATTTCAGAAAGCAAGTTGCGGATCAGAATGTGTCGGCAGCCAACAGAGAGGTTGCTAGTGCGGAGCAAGCATTGAATAGAGAGATAGCTGCTAGGAATGCAGGATTTGCCAATTCAGTAACTACTGCGGAGGCTGAACTTGCTGCAAAGAAGAAGATACAAGCGCAAGCACTTAAAGAACAGAAAGCGGCACAGAAAGAACAACAGACTATTCAGAGTATTGAGCAGACAGTCAATTTAGCTACAGCAGCAAGTAAGATATTCAGTCAAGTAGGTAATCCATTTATATCTATTCCACTTGTAGGGTTGATGTTTGGTGCGTATGCTGCGGCTAAGATCAGAGCGAACAACTTAACTAAAGAGTATGCTGGTGGTGCGTATGAAGAGTTTGATTATGGTGGTTCTCACAAGAGTGGCAATGATATGTCTCTAGGAATGACTAAAGATGGTAGACAGAGAAGAGTAGAGAGAGGTGAGAGTATGATGATATTACCTAAGTCTGCTACAAAGAAATACAAGAACGTAATGCCTAGTTTATTTAAGCAACTGAAATCTGGAACTTATGATCCTATGGACATGGACATGAGCAGAGAGAATGACGTTAACTATTGGACTAACACTACTGAGGTAAACAATGATGGTCTTTTAGATTACTTTAAGTCTAGGGATCGCAGAGGTAGAAAAGGCAAGAATGTTATATACTCTAATGGAGTAGAAATAGTTACAAACGGAAACACTAAAACATACATACATGGCTAGTCAGTTAAAGTTTAATGACATTACATATGAAACGCACCCTCTTTATGGCACTAAGACTATAAAGAAGGATGTGTCATTTAACTATGAGACTACATTGGATAGTGTTGAGTTCTCTAATGGTGATGCTGACTTGATTATTAATGCAGATTATGAGACTGAGTTTATTCTGTGGGATGGAACAACTAGATACAAGTTCTATAAGAATGACTGCGTAATAAGAAGAGGTGACAGAGTAGTAACGGCAAAGGTTACTGTTATTGGAGACTACGCTGATGTAAAAGGGAAACTGAATACAGAGGTTAACATAGCCGACAACAAGTATATAAAGAGAGAACTAAACATTCCATATGCACCTATAGTGCAGTTTTATTGGGGTAACGGTATAATATCTTCAATTACTAATGAAGTGGTTTTTCAGTCTGACTCAAGTAGCGCATTGGAAGGAAATGGATGGTACGAACTCTTAGAAGGTTCATTGTTTGGGAATAAATGTTTCATTGTTCAACAGCTAGATGATCCTGTACCATTACATCCTGTTGGGGGCATATATATACCAATAGAATCTTTCGGTGGCACTAATCCTAAGGCAAGACTACAAAATGAGGGAGGGTTACCATCCTCATATACTCTTGTTTGGGAAGAAGAAACTGGAAAATACTATATACAGTTTGTAACTGTAACCACTCTTTATAAGAGTGACTTATCATTTGACAATAACCCACTGTTTAGTCAAAGTACGGCATATGGGGATGCTGTAGTTATGTCTAATGTAGACGATAGTACGGATAAGTTACTAATTTATTCTTATGTAAATCCTAAGTTTAGGATAATTACAACAAAAGAGCAAGTTCCTGGATGGAGTACTATCGAGTTAAATGGTGACGATACATTGCCGAATAGTGCATACACACACGCTTTAATACATAGTAACGACCAACAGCGGGATTTATTAAAACAGAATCTTGGGTTTGACATTTCTAGTATTCCTAACGATATATGGTTTTTCTCAGATGACTTTGATGATGATAGAGGGGAGTTTGGACTGTGCAGTGACCAAAGCCCACTCTACGCAGGTAAGTACTTTGATAGACCAATAGGGGTAAATGGGTTACTACCTATAATGGATAATTATTGGAAATACGGAGGTCTTTTCTTTAATTTAAAGGATGAAGTAAAGGATATATTGCTTTTGGCACAAGGTGAGCAAACAGCATTGTTTTATGACTTCGAGGATGTATTATCAGATATGACAGGGCTGACAGTAAATTCAAGTTTTCTAAACGGATTAACTCCACTTAAAGATAATAGAAAATTATACTTAACTCCATTATCAAATATAAAAGTAAAGAACTACGATGAGCCAGCAACCAAGCAGATATTAACCATTGCTGATATGCTCCTATTTTTAGAGCGAGTGTATAACTGCTACTGGGATATTTATGGCGGAGAATTGAGGGTTGAACATTATTCATTTTTTGACAATGGCGGTAGCTATATGGGAGATAAGGTAACAACTGATCTTGTAAGCGAAACCAACTCTTGGAACGGCAGAAGTATATATGGAGACGAATTTACATTTGTCAAGGAAGAGAGCAAGAAGAATAAAATATGGAAATTCCAGAATAAACATAACGAATTGTACGAAGCTACTGTTATTACTGATAGTCCATACATAGAAGATGGAAATGACGATAAGGCAGTAGGGAAGATGAATATAGATTTAATCACTATATTGTTACAAGATGTGTCGAATGATGGGGTGTTAGTGATAGAGGTAGATCAAAACGACAATATTATCTTTGATGACAGATTGATCAATGGTGGACTTGCAATGACGAAAGCTATAGGAAAGTACCACTTATATGGAGAAGGTGGCTCTACGACGAACTATGGGGCTGCTAAGAGCAGGGCTAGACTGAAAGAAGAGACGATAACGCACAGTGTACCAATAAGTGACGTTCAAGGGCTGATACGTACTAGAGAGGGTAACGGTAAAATAGATTCTGTAACTATCGACAATGATGGGGTTGTTGTAATAAAACTGAGACATGACGAATATTAATCCAATAGTTTTTCAAGAGGATAATACAGATGGGATAGGTTGTATTCCGACAGGAGTAAAGTTATTGCCGATAGTTAGTGATAAGCTATTTCCATTTCAATTGAACTGCAATGTAGATTCAGTAGGTAGCGGAGCAGTATCGCCAATAGCAACACTTATTGATAGTGCAGATGTTAGTACTGATGTTTCTTCTATTCTGTCTGTGCGAGATGTTGAATTTCTTGACAAGTATTCTGGGTCAGAAGTTACAGATTACACGCATTCAGTTTTAGGAGATACTTATGGGTACGGATTCAGTATAGGAACTGAAGCAAATACAATCAGTCATGTAGAGTTGTTGATTCAAGGTGTGGTTGGTTACACTCCGAGTACATTTACGTTAGAGATATGGGATGCTAAAGTAGGTACTGTACAAAGAACTGTCACTAAGTCAGTTATAATATCAAGCAGTAGTCCAACTAAAGTGGTATTTGAACTTCCTACTGCATACAATTCTGCTACAAATAAGTTTCTAAGAATAAGTAGTATTAATGGTTTTTTTAGTTTAGTAGGGAGCAGTAAGGCTCTTTATGAACAAGATAATGGTATAGGTGATGAAGTACGATATGTAAAGACAGTTATCCAAGGCGCAGATGTATATACTTGGGAAGATGCTGCAACAGACCAATCTCATGGAGCAGTTAAGTTATACGGTGCTTTTGATGGGAGACGATACAATAGTTTGAAATATGATGGATTGGACGTATTAAGTATTGCGGATGGAACATACAGATTAGAGATTGTATGGGATTCCCAATCGTGGAACAGTGAATGGTTTAGCGTAAAAGGCTACCTAGATAACTTCGTGAAGATAACATATTGGCACAATGAGCCGATAGCATACAATGACAGAAGAAACCCTAGACATATAGATTTCGCTGATGGCTTTAAGTATTGGTGGTATATCAATAATGATGTAGGAGGGGAAGAGGTAGAGTATGTATTTAGAGAGAAACGAAATGATGGGTATAAGTATGTTCAGAGGGTGGACTCAGAAATCTTCCATAGACACTTTACTGTACTTAGAAAGGAGGAATTTAAGGCATTCAGACTGATACCTATACACCACAACATAGAGGTTCTTACTCAAGATGGCGATCTGATATACATAGATAAGATGACTATGAATAATGAGTGGAATGACAGAAATTACACTGAAGTAGAAATAGAGTATTATTCTGATACAGTATTCAGTACTACTAATAAAACAATGGAATCGTCACTCAGAGGGGAGTATAGCGATGATTATTCAGCAGATTACAATATATAGAACTATGTGGGAAACATTAAAAAGTACGGTTGGTAACACCATAAAGACGAATAACAACAACGAGATAACTGCCGAGCAGGATCAGTTGCTTAGAAAGGAGATTATAGACCAAGTAGGAACTTACGATTTCGGTGGTGTACTAACTACCCCTGCATCTGATTCACCTAGTGCGCTAGATAGGCAGAAGTATTGGTTTAATACGGCAGGAACTTGGGTTAATTTTGGGGGAGTTGTGACAGCAGTTGATGAAGTTGGGTTTCTATACAATCCCAGCGGAACATGGCTAAAAGTAGTATTACTTACTAATGATTCATCTCCATCAACTAAAGTCGCAGGGGCTTGCAATTTAGCGGTACTAGGTGAAGTTGGAGCGTCAATAAGTTACACTGACACATCTCTACTGACTATACCACTAAACATTACAGAAGGGAGTCCTTTAAATGTAGATTATGTACAGACTAATGCTGATGCAGAGAATATGCCAAGAGTATTGATTGCAGGGTACGTCACTATTAGTGGCTCTGTGACAATAAATGCACTGGAGTTTCCTACTTCTGCTACACTGAGTATCATTGGGAGTAATGGCAACTCACTAACTAAGCTTTTTGACTTAAATAACCCAATGACGATAGACTTTAGTTATGTTCAGAAAGTAGACCTAGAAGAAACCTTCCATATGGTATTAGAATTAAGCGATTCGCAAGACTTCTCAATTATAACGGCAAATTTAGGTATATTGGCGTAATATACTTCTTGGAAAACTTAACAATTAAAAATATAATACTGATTATGGCACTTATTCCAACTATATTAGGAACTTTAAATGGACAGAGCGTTTCAATTTACTACAGCGACGGCAATCCAAACGGAGTAATCACATCTCAGCCTAGACTGAAGGTTATATATGACTACACTAATGATGCACTTTACACTTGTCCAGAGTCAGACATAGGAACTAATAGCAATTGGACTGCGGTAGGCTCTAATAGTAACTTCCAATACTCCTTATCGGACGGAGTTACCTTTGTTGAAGTGTGGGCTACAGGAGCAGGAGTAACAATAGTAGAGAATGCAGCCGCAGGAGAACTAACCGTAACAGTACCTTCTGGTGTTGATTTAATAGATGTCCAAATAAAAATGTCATCTACTGCGCTAGACGTAAATAATGACTACTATATATTACTAGATTATGCTGGAGATAGAGGATTTAATTCTGCGGTAGAGAACTTACTGCTTCCTAATGTGGCTGTTGGTAGTGGAGTTACAGGTGCGATGAGTAGAAATAGCCCTGTCTTATACAGTACTGACGGATATGCTAATGTAGATGTTGGGATCAGTGCATTTGGTGGTGGGGATGGCAGTGACTTAGAGATAGCAATAAAAGATTTCTTAATAGCAAGTACTCAGCAGGTACACTTAAAGTTTTAGATAACCAAAACAATATAAAAAGATGAGCATAGGAAAATATAACTTCAAGGACATTCCAAGAGGAGACACAATGCCAAGTACAGACTTTACTGTAAAAACAGTTACTCCAGACGCTCCTGTGGACTTAACAGGGGCTGCAATAAAAGTAGCGTTCAAGAGGGGCAAATTGCTGATTGCAAAGACAATAGGCAGTGGGATTGCAGTGTCCGATCCCACTACTGGAGTTTTTACGTTAGAGCCATTTGTGTTTAGTGTAGCAGGCTGTTATGATTACGATATAGAAATAACCTATTCCAATGGCGTTATTTCAACTATAGTGAACGGAGAAATTAATGTACTAAAAGATGTAAGCATATGAGTGAGTTAATAATAATAATAGAAGAGACAAGCCAAAACATGGAGGTTGTAGTTTCTGAAATAACAAGCTGCGTAAATGTAATTGTTGGAGAGGAATCTAATCCAGAAGAGACTATTGTTTTGGACAATAGAGTAATAGTTAAACAAGCCTCCGATTTTGGAACTATAGACAGCACTAAGGAATACTTCTTGGATGGCGTTATTGACATGGGATCTACTTCCATTGAAGTGCCAGTAGGAGGATTGTATATCAGTGGATACAATTTCGATGTTTCTGGTTTAGTGTCTACGGAAGACAACTATACTTTGTTCACTTCGCCAGTAGGAGGATCTGGAAATGTACTCCTAAGTGACTTTTATGTAGATGTGTCTGGAGCATCATCTCAAGTGTATGACTTATCTAGTAATACTGGATTTGGTGCTATCGAAGTCTCTAGAATAAACTGGAACAACTGTACATCATTAGGTACTATCTTCAATTATAGACAAGGGTTAGAATCTGGTACTGGAAGGTTTGGAGGGACACCAGAACTCACGTTAGACGGTGAGTGGGTCGGTGGTTACTTCATAGACACTTGTATAGTCAGAGGGTTATCCGATGGTAATTATTCGCTTTATAAAGCTGGAGGTACATTTACAATGGCTTCTAGATTTAGAACTAATCAAAATGTAGATCTGAATGCTAGTGTGTCTTTTTTCGACTTTTCACCAGCGAATATTATAAATACCTCTACATTGCAATTGACAGGTTGCATTATTACAAGAAACGGAGTTTTAGATTCCACTGACACCAATATAACTCCTAATATTGATGCTACTGACCCAAAGAGTATATGGAAAGATAATATTGGTATACACAATACGTTTGTCGGAGGAACACTTACCGTTTCGTCAGAAGTCGCTACAGAAATAAGCACACAAGGAACTTTTGTTGATTTAGCTGGAACTTTTGATACATCGTCATTGTCCCATTTCGACAGTCCTGCTAATGGACAATTGAGACATTTAGGTGACACTCCAAGAGATTATAACGTATTTATTACTGGAACTTTTGATAGTGTAGCGAATGACGATATACGAGTGAAGATAGTAGTATGGGATGATTCTGCTAGTACTTTTGTAGATTATAAATCTGTGCAGAAGGTTGTCAATAATCTATCTGGAGGTAGAGATGTAGCGTTTTATTCTTTTCCTGCTAGGGTAGTATTAGATCTAAATGATTACGTTAAGATACAAGTGGCTAACATGAGCAATCCTAATGACATAACAGCAGAACTCACTACTGAAATAAATATAGGGGGAAGGTCGTAATTTAAAATAAACATAAGGTATGAATAAGATATTGATATTGATGCTAGCAGTATTCACAACTAGTGTTTGCAGTTATGCTCAAACAGTAATCCCATTAGCGGGATTTCAAGGTCAGATCACGACCTCTCCTTCAGAATCCAATGATACAATAACAGCAACTTTTCTAATTACCGACTTCAGTAACAACTTTATTGGGACAGACTTGTCTGAGACAATGAATATAGTTGTATGGAAAAATTGCCAGAGGTATGAAGTTACCGAACTTGTATCATTGTTCGCCAATGAGATTACATTAAAACTACACAAAGGAGGGAACACTACGTTGAATACAGGAGTTTGTGCCATACTTCAAGAAACTGAAAGTTTAGTTTCTCACCTAATTAGTGGTATTACTGATAGTGACCGTCAGTGTATAGATTCTTACTATAGGAGTTTAGGAGGAGGGGGCGGTATGGATAGCCTATATAATGGAGATAGAGTTATCTCAAGGGTAATGGACATAGGCGATAATTTTGAAGCTACTACATTTAGAGAATGGTTGGATTGGCACTACATCGGCAACGCAACCAACCCAACATTGACTATGAATTATTTTTCACCTACTGTTGTAGAGGTGGGAACGTCAAATAATTATACACTATCTGGAACATTGACAAATGTGTGCGACTACACTATTACAACGCAGTTGGTTGACGCTACGCCATGGAGTGGTATATCTTACAGTAAAGCTATAACTTTTGCTCCAACAACAGCACAGTATAAGACCTACAGTGCCTCTGCTGCATGGAATAACACTGGTAGTATATGTGCGGCTGGAGGGTCTAGTAGCGGTACGGCAACGGCTTCAAGGTCAGTTAGTAGTGTTCATCCTGTGTTATGGGGAATGAGTGCTACAGTCTACAATGGAGGTTCAGTTCCGTACAGTATTTGGTCTAAGAGGATTATTTCAGAAGGAAACCAAACTGGATTAACAATGACAGGAACAAATGAGTATATTTACATCTTAATACCTAAAAGCTGGAGTGACTACACTGTAAATAGCATTATAGACGCTAACGGATTTGATGTTACGCCATCATTCACTGCTTATGACGTAAGTGTTACAAGTACAGGCTTAGTTAATAACTGGACGCAAGATTATAAGCTATATAAATTAAATAATTTAACTACTGCATCTGGAGCAGCATACATATATAACAGATAATATGAAGAATACAATATTGATTTTTTTAGGATTATTTATTGCGCAGTTTGCTGCATCGCAAATTACAGTAAATACTAATTTTAAACCAAACATTGCGGCGCCTTTAGATTTGAGGTCTAAAATAAACACATTAGCAGATACTGCGACTATACCATTTGTGTATGATGGTAGTATAGCTTATGTAGTAAGTGAAGATGTTTTATATTTCAAAAATTCAGTTAAATGGATTGAAGTAGGAGGTGTAGCGGAGTGGGCTACTATAGTTGGTATACCTACAGATATAGCAGATGGCGATGATGATAGCCAACTGAGCCAAGCAGAAGTTAATGCCTTTGAAACCGACCCTATATATTCGGCATGGGATAAAGACTATAATGATTTGACTAACTTACCAATCATACCATCTAATACAAGTGAATTAGTTAATGATAGTGGATTTATTACGTCACCGAATGATGCAGATTTTGATCCTACAAATGAATTACAAACATTAACAGATGTTGGTGCGACATTTACGTTATCTGATGGCGGTGGCTCAGTTACAAAAACAGTAGATACAGATACCCAATTGTCAGAGGCACAAGTAGATGCTTATGCTGGTAATAATGGCTATTTATTAACGGAGGTCGATGGTAGCATTGACAATGAAATTCAAACATTGACAGATGTCGGGGCAACATTTACATTATCTGATGGTGGTGGAACAGTTACAAAAACAGTAGACACTAATACTCAATTGACCGAAGCGCAAGTAGATGCTTTCGCAGATAACAATGGTTACCTGGAAACAGAAGTTGATGGAAGCATTAGTAACGAATTACAAACTTTAACAGATGGCGGTGCAACATTTACGTTATCTGATGGGGGAGGTACTATAGTAAAAACCGTAGACACCGACACGCAACTAACTGAGGCACAAGTAGATGCATTTGCAGATAATAATGGTTACTTAGAATCTGAGGTGGATGGGAGTGTTACGAATGAGTTACAAACGATCAGTAAAGTTGGCTCTACAGTTACATTGTCAGATGGAGGCGGTTCGTATACAGATGCAGTAAATGACGCTGACTTTGATCCCACAAATGAAATTCAAGACACATCTAATATAGATGGACTACAAGAGTTCGTTGAGACATATGGAAGTGGTGGGGCTTTTGATGGCGATAGAGCCATATTGAGAGTGCCAGAGGTTGGAGCAGTGTTAGGCACTAGTACTGTTGATGGGTGGTTAGATTGGTGGTATGTTGAGAACCCTCAGACAACAATCTCATTTTCTGGAACAAGCGCAACCTATGAGATAGGAACAAGCCAATCAATTTCTTATAGTGGAACGGTAACTAACTTAGGCGGTTCTACATTGTCAAATGGAGAGGTAAAACGAAGCGGAGTAGTAGTTTCTACTTTTGGCTCGAATACTACCTTTTCACATAGTGAGACATTTGCCCCTACAGCGGTAACGACTTACACTTTCCAAGCTAACCAAGATTGGACGAGAAATGGGGATAGTGGCAATACAACAAGTAGCTCAAGAACGGTGAGAGGGGTTTACCCAGTGATTTATGGGATGAGTTCAACGGACTATAATAGTAGTGGCGATCCGTATGCAGACTTGACAAAACTTGTAGCTACAGAGGGTAATAAAACTGTGACAATAAGTGGAAGTAATGCTTATATATACTATTTAACTCCTACCGCTTGGTCTGATGACGATCTTAGTAGTATTTTAGACCCCAATGGCTTTGAGATTAGATCGTCTTTCACAAAGACAACTATAAGTGTGAGTAGTAGTGGTTTGGTTAATAATTGGACTCACGACTACACTTTATACAAACTTAATAATTTAACAACTGCCAACGGTAGTTACCAATTTAAGGAATAATATGAGATATACATTATGTTTAGCATTAACTTTACTTGCAATTTCTGCTAGTAGTCAAATTACAATAAACACTAGCTTTGAAGCTAATATTTCTTCTCCGCTTGATTTAAGGGCAAAAATAAATACATTAGCGGATACTGCTACTATACCATTTGTGTATGATGGTCATATAGCATATATTGTCAGTGAGGATGCCGTTTACTACAAAGGATCTGTTAAATGGGTAGAGATCGGAGGCTCTACGTTATGGGCTACTATAGTTGGTATACCTACAGATATAGCAGATGGCGATGATGATAGCCAACTGAGTCAAGCAGAAGTTAATGCCTTTGAAACCGACCCTATATATTCGGCATGGGATAAAGACTATAATGATTTGACTAACCTACCTATTATACCCACGAACAACAATCAATTAACTAATGGGGCTGGATATATTACATCGCCAAATGATGCAGATTTCGACCCAAATAATGAAATCCAAGACACAAACGAAATAGTTGGGTTATTAGATTTTGTGCAAAACAATAGTATAGCGGATGGAATAGGAACAGACACTAGTGGGAATTATCACATAAGTATAGATAATGATCTAGATTCAACTAACGAGTTACAGGGATTCGATGTCCATTCTTTTGGATTGGATAACATCCTAAAATTATCATTAAGTGATAATACTACGACGCATTTTATTGATCTATCGAGTTTAGATGATAGCGGCACAGATGATCAGATGATAGATATAGTCAGTGATTGGCTAATGATTGAAAATGGCAATTCAGTAGATTTAGAACCCTATTTGGATAACACAGACACACAATTATCAGAGGCTCAAGTAGACGCTTATGCTGACAATAATGGATACCTGGAAACAGAAGTCGATGGTAGCATATCAAATGAATTACAGACATTAACAGATAACGGAGCGACATTTACTTTATCGAACGGTGGAGGTTCGGTGACTAAGACTGTTGATACAGACACACAATTGACAGAGGCACAAGTAGACGCTTTCGCTGACAACAATGGATACTTGGAAACGGAAGTTGATGGTAGTATTACGAATGAGATTCAAACTATATCGAAAGTTGGGCAAACGGTCACGTTATCTAATAGTGGCGGTTCATTCACCGATGATGTAAACGACGCAGATTTCGATCCGACAAATGAAATTCAAGATACTACTAACATAGTCGGTTTATTAGAATTTGTTCAAAATAATGGTGGTTCGTCTGGCGGTAAATTCGTAGATGGTACTGATCCATTAGACGCCGTTTATATGGATGGTTATGTAGGTATCGGAACGAATACACCCGATGAACGACTAGAGATAAGGGCAGAAACTATAGATTCTAATCCATTTAAGATGTCGGGTGCTAGTAATGAAACAAGGGGTTTTTCTATCGGGTTTGAAGGTAGTACAGAAAACGATATAGTATTTAATAGAGTGTTAAGCGATGTACCAAATACATTTATGAGGGTTGAACGAAGTGCGATTGGAGACATTTCGTTTCCAAGTGGAAATATTGGAATCGGAACGAACACACCTAGCGCAACTTTAGATGTAGTAGGTGATCTAGAAGTTAACGGGAAAGCAGCTATCGGTACAAGCGGATTAAGTCCATACGCTGATCTAATCATAGGGAACGGATATATAGATTTTGCAAATACATCAAAGAGTGTATTTATCGGGGAGGATGCAGGAGCAAATAATATACAAGCAAGTAATATAGGTGTCGGTTTTGAGGCTTTGATGAACGGTACGGCTGGAACGTCTACGGCGATAGGATATAGGGCGGGTAAAAACAACACAGGTGGTAGTCTATTAGCAATTGGTCACTTAGCTGGTCAGTCTAATACAGGGATCAATAATACATTTATTGGTTATTTGGCTGGATTAGGTAATACAAGCGGACGGTTTAATGTGTTTATCGGTTCATCGGCGGGGGTATCTAATACCACTGGCGAGAAAAGTGTAATAATTGGATATGATGCGGGTGATGGAGACACAGACATAGATAGGTCGGTGGTAATTGGGAATGAAGCGGGATCAGTTTCGGTCGGTGACTTTAGTACGGTAGTTGGTTCTTTTGCGGGGAAAACGAGTGGTATAGGTAACTCTTGTTTTGGGTATAACTCAGGGGCGATTGCTGCTGGTGATTATGGGGTATATCTTGGCTTTAATGCGGGTTCGTTAGAAACAGGCTCTAACAAATTATACATAGATAATAGTAATACGACGACGCCTTTAATTTATGGCGATTTTGCAACGGATGAATTGACGGTAAACGGAGAATTGCACGTATCAGACCGAATAGGCGGTGCAGCTACAAAGTCAGCAGCGTTTGACGCTAACGGTCAGTTAGTTGAAGTAGATTTGACTACGGCTGATGGAAAGTTTGTAGATGGTACTGATCCATTAGACGCAGTTTATTCTGATGGGAATGTTGGGATCGGGAATACTAATCCGCAAGCAAAGTTACACATAGATGGTCAGACGATATTAACAAACACAAATGGAACAGACGGCGCAAGTTTATTTTTAGGAAGGAGTGGAAACGTATCTCAAGCGGCAGAAATTAACTTTGTCGAAAATAGTAGTGCCACTTTTTCCTATGGTTTTAGATTTAGGTTGGACGGCATTGGGAATAAGTTATACTTAGAATCTAACAACGCAACAACTGGTTCGCCATCATTATTCGACTTAATGGCATTTAATAGGGCAGGCGGGGTAGAAGTTGAGAACTCATTAGCGATGAATGGCGTTTTTACACAAGAATTTCCAAAAGATAGCGGGTTAGCTAATACTAATTTCGGGATAGACAATTTGGCGGCAATAACTAGCGGCAATTATAATTTTTCGGCAGGACAAGGTAATTTTAAAAGTTCGACAAGTCTGAATTATACGTTTTCTAATGGTTTAGATAACTTTAAGAATATGACTACTCCATCGTCTTATCTTTTTGTAAATGGTCTCCAAAACTTTCCATCTGCGACGGATGCAGATTATTCTTTTATCAATGGGTTTAGGAACGGCTATGTTGGGACGGCTACTCTCAACTATGCTACAATCAGCGGTCACAGTAACTATTACAACACTAATTCAGGTATTTACGGCAGTACTGCGTTTGGGCTAAACAATGCATATAGTAACACTGGTAACTCCTACTATGAGTTTTATAACGGTGCTTACAATGCACAAGATGCCACATCTGTTGGGTATAATTTTATGAGTGGCTATAGGAACGCAGCGGATGCCAGTTCTATTACATATTCATTTTTGGCTGGAGATAGAAATTTATCGACAACGACTGCGGACATGACGCATAACTTTATGGTCGGAAGAAATAACGCAGAAAAAGCATTAGATTCAGATTATAGTTTTGCGGTAGGTTATTTTAATGCGGCTAACTCCACAACTGCTGATTTAGATTACACTTTTTTAAGCGGTTACCAGAACGCTTATGTCGGTGGGAATATGGAATCTGCGTTCATTCATGGGTTTAGGAACGGATATAATTGCACGGGGTCACTAAAACGATCAATTATGATAGGCTATGAAAATGGATATGGAGAACTAGCCAATTTGCACAATTCGATATTGTTAGGTTATCGTCAAGGATATACAGATGGAACAGATGCCGCAGGAAATTATAAATTAGCGATCGGGATGTATCAAGACCAACCATTAATTTTTGGTGATTTTGTTACTGAGGAAGTGGAGATTACTGGGTCGTTGGCAATCTCAGATCGGATTGTTGGCGCAGCTACAAAAAATGCTGCGTTCGATGCTGATGGTCATATCGTAGAAACAGATTTAATCGCTACTGGTTACGGTGGTGCTGAAACTGGATTGAATACTATATCATCTACGGCGGCGACACAAGTTTTATTTAATGCGGTATTCGGATCAGATATTAATACTAACACAGATATAACAACTGGCGAAGATATCGAGGTTACTAATGCTGGGATTTGGGAGGTGTCTTTTTCTGGTAATATTGGTAGCTATACGGCCGACGAAATATTGTCTGTTAATATTTTAATAAATGGGACACTAGATAGGTCTGTAAAAATAAAAGCGGCGGACGTAAATTCAGCCATTGCCTATACGTATCATTTGAACCTATCGGCGAACGATGCTATATCTTTAGAGTTAGACAGTACAACTGACGCTGACTATACATACAATGATGTAAGGCTCATTTTAAATAGAATCAATTAATCAATAAATATTTTAACAAATGAAAGTAATTTTAATAATTTTTTTAGCGGCGTTTAGTTTTACATCTACGGCTCAGTATGCGATATCGATCGTAGGGTCTGGCGATGAAAGTAAAGTTAGAATAGTTGAATATGACGACGACATAACACGCACATCGTTATATAAACCGATGGCAGAAACAGACGCAGTATTTTTGAAAGATAGCTTGACAATTGTCTACGACAGAATTAACACAAGTTTAGATGAAAACTTAATTCACATTGACGATATGATTATTCAGTTACAAGAAGAATTGAAAAGTTTTAAAAAAATGAAAAGGAAGGTAGAACGCAGAATAATAATTAGAGATCAACAATAATTTTTTTTAATCATTAAATATATTTATTATGACAAAATCAGCAATTAGACACATCCTTACTGCGGTAGGTACTGTGTTGACTTTATTTGGATTAGACAACTTCGTGGATATTTTTGAGTTCGCCAATCAAAATCTAGACGGTATTTGGGCAGCAGTCGAGACTATTGCAGGAGCAGCTATCACTATCTACGGTTTTACAAAGAACGGAGGTAGACACGCTATCGAAGATGCTAAATAAGATTACATATAAGTATTGCGATAAGGTGTTATGTCGCTTTATTGCAATACTTATTGTATATTTGTCCTTTAATCATTAAAATCAAAAAGTATGGTAAAGGTATCATTTACAGAGAACAAAGACGAAACTTGCAACTTGACAGTTAGTTCGTATAGGAAAGAGGATGGAGCAACCACTGAAACTAGATGGGAAGGAAAAACCAAAGAAGAAGCTATGAGAATAGCACATTCTCACTTAAACGACTTCAAGAACGCATTAGACAAGCAGCAAGAAAGCTGGGATGACTTAGAAGAAAGGATTCCAAAGATGCGAAATGCACAAGAGGACATTGTAGAAAGAGCAATACCCAATCTAAAAGCAGCCATAGAGCAACTAGAGGTAATCGTACCTAAAGACTACGAGCCTACGCAATAATATACTTTTTTTTATTCTGGTTTGTAATTACCTAACACCTATTGTTAATTCAGTAGGTGTTTTTTTATTTTATTTCACAAGTATTTATTAAATAGTTGCAATAAAGAATAATTTATTTGTATATTTGAGTTCTAATAAATTATTAACTAAACAATTGAATATCATGAGTGAATTAAGAATGAGTAATTTTAAAGATAATGAGTCTAAGAGGATGACTGTTTTGATGCCAATAGGACTTTTGGAGTTCTGTGATCGGTATAAAGCAGCATACGATAGAGTATCTGATGGGTTGATACACAAGAACCAGGTGTACCTCCTTATGATCGACCTTGGTGTTGCCAGTTTTTGCGATAAGGTTATCGAACTAGAGGGTGTAGTAAAGGCTAATTCTGAACTATTAAAAAACGCTAAGTAATATGGAACTAATAGAACACAAAGGGCAAGTAGTTCCTTATGAATTATTCCCACAAAGGAAAGTATCTAACGATGAAGGCGGTTTCGACATGGTTGCTAAGTACAATACAAATGAAGAACTGAAGGCTCTTATTGCTCACTCACCAAAATCGGAGTGGATTAAAGAAAAGTCTTTTGGTCAGAAGATTAAGTATGTACCAATTAGAATAGGAGAGTCATTACTGAGAGAGTTGTTCCCTGCACACCAAGTGATTCAGCAAGGAGAGCCTAAGATATTAGGAAACAGTATTGTAGTGAGCGTTGAGGTTAAGGTACTTCACCCTTTCTTTGGGTGGATGTCTTACTGCGGAGTTGGTGCTGCTCCAATACAACTTGAGGCGGCAAAGTACGACAAAGAGACAAAAGAGCAAATTAGTGGTGCTAGGAATGCTATTGATTTTGAACGTATAAATGCAACAGGGTTGCACAAAGTAGTCCCTGCGGCTATGGGTTTTGCATTTTCTAACGCTGTGAAGAAGATCGGTAAGATATTTGGATCAGAACTAAACAACAAGGCTGATGAAATCTACGGATAATAAATGGATGGATAGCATTCAAGGGCTTTCTGACTCAGACGATGATATGTATGATGTGCTGCTAGAGATGGAGGTTCAGAAGCCGAAGTCATCAGAGATGAAAAGTGGTAGCCACACAGAGGATATTGCTGACATGGAGGTATTCGTCCATGCTTCATCGTCTAGTAAATTTATGAGTGGTAAGTTTGGGCTGAGTGATGTTCAGTCTAGCAAACTGAGTACTTTGCTTGAGCGTAAGAACGGAGCGATGATTGCTGCTTCAGATGACAAAGGAAAGCCATATAAGCCATTGACAGATAACATGGAGGCTGAACTACAAGACCTTATAGATCGCAGAGACAATCCGAAGTTAGGCAAGACTGTAAGAACTGCTATTGAGGAATCTCTTACTGCTCAGTCGTACAAAGTAGAGAAGAACACTAATTCAAAGTACACTAATCATGGTATAGCGAATGAGCCATTTAGTATTACTCAGTTGAATGCAGTTACAGGAAGAAACTTTAAGAAGTGCGAAGAGACTAAGACTGATTGTGACTTACTTCTTAGAGGAACGCCAGATATAGTGTGTGATGAAACTGATTGTATTATTGACATTAAGAATCCGTATGATGCATTTACGTTCAACAAGCAAAGAGCGTTCGAGTTGACAGATAGGACTACTGGCGATCCGAACCTGGATGCAGCGCAAAAAGAGTATTATCATCAAATGCAGGCATATATGGTTCTGTTTGACAAACCTGTTGCTTACTTGGTGTTCACTTTAAATGAGAACGACTACATGGCAGGGGATGAGTATGATGAGTTTGGAGCATTAGACAGACTGATTATAAAGAAGGTACTGAAAGATCCAGAGTGGATCATAGAGTACACAAGAAGGCTAGAAGCATACAAAGATACCGTATTGGACGTAAAGATTAGTAGAAAGGAAAGTATGGTAGCTACTGGCGATTATTTAACTGAATTAAGCAAATAAAATGAATAGAGTAATAGAATTTGATACGGTAGACGATATATTCTTTAACAGAAGGAAAATTAAACGAATGGAGATAATAGGGAAGTCCCTATCAAACTCTACGGTAAGGTCAATATATTTAAGGCTATCCCAAACTCCACAGACAGTAACCGAGTTGTATTGCAATCTTCGTATTGAGCAATCGATGTGTTCTCGTAAATTGGGATTAATGAAAGAGTTGGGATTAGTTAAGTTTAAGCGAGATGGTAAGAATGTTACGTACTCTATAAATAAGAATACAGAAGAGATGGTATTCCTTATCTTAAAAATGATGTAAAATGAAAGAAGGCGACAATGTTCTGTTAAGAGGGTATGGAGACATAAGAGAAATCTTCAAGGCTAGAAAGTTTTACAGGAATATGGATCAAAGGAGATCTATAGCTGCCCTACTAGCAGAGAAGATTGTCAATGTCGTAATGGTAGACAAAGATGGCAGTTCTGTATACGTTGAGATTCCAGAGGATAAGTCAGAAGAAAAATTGGTATACGCTATCCCTATTCAGTGCGTGGAAGATACAAGCGATCCTAATTACTTCAAGAAACGGCTAAAGGTTCTCGAAAAGAATCATGCTAAACAATTAGCTAAACTGCGTAAAAGGATCAGAGAGTCAGACAAGTCACTTACAGGGCTAATTGCGAGTCTCAATAACATAGTAGACCAATATATATCAAAAGTGGCTCAGAACGGCTCAAATGACGATCTGGAGCAGTTTGAGGAACAACTCAAGAACTTATTAAACTAAAATTCAGAAAATGACAGAGGAAGATAGGAGAGATATACTAAATTGGTGGTTTGTTGATACTAGACTTAACGACCCAAAAAACTTAGACAAAGTGTATGACGAAATAAGGAACATAGACAAGGGCGACTTAGATATTCCAATTGAAATTATTTATAAGTACAAAAACTGATAATGAGAAAAGATTTAACTAAGAAGCAGATAGACTTTATTATAGCAAATAGGCTGAAGATTCCTATATCTGAGATGGCAAAGATATCAGATTGTTCTGTCATTACAGTACGGAAGCATTATAACGTGAGGAAGATATCTTATTTGAATGATAGGCTGAAAATAAAGGAGTACAAAACAAAGGGTGCGCTTACTCCTAACGACCCAAAACTCAATGGATACAAGCCTAAAAACCTAACTCAAGGAGAGAAAAAGCACATATATCAAGAGATTAAGCCTCCAGAACGTTTTTTTTAGTTATATTTGCATCAACGTACGTCATCTACATTTGTACGATCAAAGAAAACAAAGGCTTAATTTCGGCTGACGAGTAGATGCGTCAACTGAGATTGAGCCTTTTTTATTGTTTTAATATGGAAAAATATGAATCAACGGAGGTTTGGCGTGAAATACCAAACTATGAAGGACTTTACATGGCGTCTTCAATGGGCAGGATACGGTCTCTTGATAGACTTTCTTCTAATGGTAGATTATTCAACGGTAAAGTAAAATCACTATCTATTAACGTCTATGGCTATTTAGGTACTACACTTACTAAACTTGGTGTGAAGAGAGCAGTCTCCGTACACCAATTAGTAGCAATGTCATTTTTAGATCACATTCCTAGTGGAAATAAGGTAGTGGTAGACCACATTAACAATATTAAGACTGACAATAGGGTAGAAAACTTACAGTTGATATCTACCAGAGAGAATCTAAGTAAAGACAAAAAAAGTGGAACTTCTGAGCATATTGGGGTTTCTTGGTATTGTAATTTAGGGAAATGGGTGTCGAGAATCTATATCAATGGAAAAGCGAAGCATTTAGGTTACTTTATTGAAGAACGAGAAGCTGCACAGGCATATAAGATAGCACTGAATAGTCATATCAATAAAATAAAATCATAATGGCAAAAGATAAAAAAAGCTTTGTTCTGTACGCTGACATGATACACTCTATAGAGCATTTAACCAATGAAGAGAAGGGTATGCTTTTCCAACATCTCTTGGAATACGTGAACGATATGAGTCCGATTATGGACGATAGGTTGATATTGACAGCATGGAAACCAATAGAATTGCAACTAAAAAGAGACTTGTGTACGTGGAGTGAAAAGAAAGGGGAAAGAAGTATATCTGGTAGAAAGGGTAACCTAAAACGCTACCACTTAGCACTTTACACTAAGGTTGTTAATGGAGAACTTACACTAGAAGATGCAGAAGAAATGTCGCAAAATGTCGCTAAGCGAGAAGAGCGATCGCTAACCTCGCAAGACCTCGCAAAACTCGCTGTTAATGATACTGTTACTGTTAATGTAAATGATATAAAGAATAAGAAAGAGGTCGCTAAAGCTCCTGCGCCTACATCTCCTAAAAAGAAAACATTCAAACAGTGGACTGAGAATGACTTTAAATTAGAGTTAGGTAATTTTAGGGCAGAATACACTAATCCTCTACTTTTAGAGTTTTACAACTACTGGAGTGAACCTACAGCAAGTGGTAAACTGAGGTTAACTACAAATAAGTCATGGGATACTGCCAGGCGATTAAAAGCTTGGGCAAGCAGAAACTTCAATAAAGAATCAGTTCAACCAAAAAGCAAGTACAATGCAAGGAGATAGAGAACCAAAAGCAATAGAGTCTGAAGAGATAGTTATAGGCAATTTAATGAATACAGGATCTCTATTCATTATTCACGAGTCAAAACTTACTTCCAAGTGTTTCTACTCGCACAAGCATCAAACTATTTACGCTTCAATGGAGAGGCTATTCAAGGCAGGATCAGCTATTGACACGATTACCATAATGGAAGATTTAAAGAAGGAAGGTAAGTTTGAATCTATTGGTGGGATAAGTACACTGCTTGATTTATCAAACCCTACTACGTTCTCTGGAATAGATAGCCATGTTTCGATAATCGTCGATCGGTTTAAGACAAGGGAGATTATAAGGTTGAGTCATGAGGCTTTAAGTGAATCTTACAAAGGGGAGAAACTGAACGCAGAAATAATAGCAAACCTAGAGAAAGGGCTGAATGAATCTGTAGATACTACACCTGTTAGATCGCTATCTGATATAAAAAAGCAATTCTTAGACGAGATTCAAGGTAAAGTCGAGTCTGGTGTGGGAATGACAGGAATAAGTGCGATAGACGATGTGGTCAAGGTAAGGAAAGGAAACTTAGTGGTGATTGGTGCTAGACCATCTATGGGTAAAAGTATGTTTGCTACTACAATCCAGAACAACTTAGCTAATCAAGGTATGGCAGGGCTGTTTCAGAACTTAGAGATGACTACGGTTGAGGGGTGGAAGAGAACGGCTGCTTGTAGATATTCGATAGAGTTTTCAAAACTTGTCGATGGAGAGATTGAGTTAGGTGAGTATAATTCTGTTCAGTTTGACGAATTATTCTCTATGATGGATAAATTGTTTTTCTTTGATGATAAGACAGGAATAAATGCTCTAGCGTTAAAGAGTAAGCTGATGAGCATAATGGCAAAAACGCCATTAGAGTATATGATAGTCGATCATGGGAAGCTAATGAAACACAATCTACTCACTGGCAATAAGAGATCAGACGAAGAGATCGGTGCTACGTGTAATGCACTGAAAGAGATAGCAAAAGACTTAAATATATTTGTAATACTGCTGTGGCAATTAAAACGTCCTACTATGGATACTGTTAGGATACCAACATTGTCTGACCTTAGGGGTTCTGGAGAGATAGAAGAGTCTGTGGATATAGCAATATTTCTTCATAGAGATGATTACTACGGAATCGAAGGGGCAACAGAGGGTCTTACTCATGTTAGTATTGCTAAAAATAGAAATGGAGGAACTGACGTAGTAGAATGCACATTTGTTCCTAACTTCTCTAGGTTTGAAAAACTGCACGATCAAAACGATTGGATGGGTGGTTCAAAAGACTTTGTTGAAAATAAAATGAATAAAAACACATCAGAAGTCTTTTTTTAAATAAAAAGAACTATATTTGTATCAGCGAAGCAATTCAACAAAAGATATAGAAGAAGCTTCGGATGCTCGACATTCTCAATGCTCGATACGCTTCGCTGCCATCTGAACTTCTTCTTTTTAAAAAGACAGCGAAATGAATGAATTAACATTAGAATTTGTATACCGAGAGTTGAGAGACTTAACAGATATTGATCTCGGACAGTCATTTAATGGCTTAGATGAGTTTGATATTGATAGTATCAGCAGTATACTTGCGGCAGTTTACAACGTCAGCAACAAGAGTCATGAGTCAAAATATAACTCAGATAGACTCTGTGAATTAATAGAGGATGCGTCTATGTTAGATAAAGATAAGAATCTAAAGCAGCTTTCTGACTTCGCCATTGGAGAGTGGCAGAAGTTGGAGGGTGTTGCCTTATAAGATAATTTCATATTTTTAGTTTTAGTTGGTTGAGGGGAGTTTTTTTAGTGATTTACTCCCCTCTTTTTTTTATCATTTCAAAAGTGCATTATGCCAAATTATAATATAGTAGGAAGAATTATTTCAATATCAGATAAGATGTCATTCGACTCTGGAGCAGAAAAGTTGTCATTTAGAATAGACACAGGAGAGGCATGGTCAAATATAGTGGAGTTTGAACTATTTAAAGGAAAAGATTACGTTGAGCACTTAGATAAATTCGTTGAATTTAATGAGGTTGGAGATATGGTGGATGTGGAGTTTCAACTAAAGTGCAACCACTACACAAAAGATGGTGCAGATAAAGTGTTCACTAGCCTATCTTGTTGGAGAGTAACTAAAGTAGGAACTGAAGATGCTACTGCGCCACCAGTAGAGAGTGGTTCATCAGCCGACGATGATCTTCCTTTCTAAAAATGAACACATACCAAACATCTAACGGAGAACGAGTAACCAAGCGAGCAATAGACAAGAAAACTACTGCTACTAAGCATGACTACAAGGTAATGTTTATTGACTTGAAGGGCTACTTGTTCTGCGAAAGGTGTGGTGTTAATGGTGAGGGACTAGCAGCGTCTCATATAGTGTCAGTAAAGTATGCACAAGAGGTCGGAATGTCAGAGTTTTCATGGGATATGAAGAATCTAGAGATCCTGTGCAATAAGTGTCATATGTCTTTCGAGGAATTTAAAAACTGGATGCGAGTAAGGTGGTACTCAAGTAGACTAGAGGGTGATAATTTCCAAGAGTTTATAGATTCTATATAACGGCAGATGATATGTGTCGTACTCGTATGACATCGTATCTACTGTTATCTACAGTATCTATTTTTTAGCTGCGGAGCTTTTTTAAAATTAAAAAAATCAAATTATGGAGGAAAATC